ATCCTTAGCGGCAAGTATTCTTGTTTTCTGCTCTTCTCTTTCTTTTTCCGCTTGTTTGAGCGCTTCGGTTGCGTTGTTAAGAGCTTGACCTTGGAGACGTGATTGTTTCTCTTTTAAAGCTGCAATCTCTATATCTTTTTTACCAAGGTCATTGTTTTTCTTTTCCGCAGTTGCTAATCTATCAGCACGTGCTTTCTGTGCTTTAGCTAATTGTTCTTCTAACTGTTGGGTTGTTTCCGAAACTTTTTTAAATTCAGCAAAATCGATATTACCCAGTTGTCCTTCGCCAGACTTCAATCCGTCTGCTACTTTAGTAAGGGTGTCTCTCATTTTTTGAGCTGCGAGTGCACCCTTAAAGGAATCTCTTGAAGAGTTTCTAAAGTTAGCTGCTGTTAGAGCAACCTCTTTATTACTATCCGCAAGAGAATCTACAACCTGTTTAAATGCTGGTTTAAGAGTCTTTGCGGCCTCTTCTAACTGTTTATCGATTTCGTTTGCCATTTAATTATTTCTTATTGTTATCAGAGTCATGTTCTTTAGCTGCACTGTTTACATATAGTCCAAACCATGCCGCCCCAGCACCAACTAAGATACTGATAAGACCCGATTGTTCCATGGTAGGTGCTTCTAAATCTAGGAACCACATAACAACGTAGTAAATTAAGAATATGTAAACACTTAGAAATGCTCTAGGCCATATTCTCCATGAGTCAACTGCTTTAGCAGCGAAAATCCATTTCTGCCAAGGGTTTGCTCTATCGTTGTGGGTTAATTCAAAAATCTCTTGTTTAAGAGCATTGTTTTCGGTGACCATTTCCATAAACTTACTTAAGTCTATTTCAACTTCATTACGACTCATGTCACCACTGAATTTTTCTCTATCTTCTGCCATGTTATCTCCTTTGATTATATTTGGCTTGTTCATTCTTCTGCCGTTCCTGTTCTTCTTTTAGGAACTGCAATAACAGCATAATATAAATCTCCCTTTCCCATGGCATCATATTTTCAAGTTCTTCCAAACTGTAGTTATGATGTTGCATCAACTGAAAGTTTGTATTGTAATAATTCAATACAGACTCATGCGAAAGGCATACTAAAAAAAACTTTGTAGGCCCTCCAAGGTTCTACTTTGTTCTTTTCCACATGTGTTACATTTGTAACTCGCATCATAAAAAATCTTTGGCATATCATCAAAATATTCACCTAGTTTTTCAATCTGTGGGAAAGTTAAGTTATCCACAAATTCACTAAGTTCTTTCTTTGATACGTCATCTGCATCATATACAGATTCACTATCAAATATTTCAGTGATACATGCCTTCAACATTTCAATAGGTTGTTGGTTGGAATCAATCTTTTGAACGTCTTCCATAAGATTCCAATCGGGATATCTTAACACAACACCTAGTTCATCGGTAATCATAATTCTAGGTTCTACACCTTTTGGTTTACTACACTGTACTTCATCTAGATTTACAGTGACTTCACCACTGCCATTACACTCTGCTTCTTGACAAGTTAGATTAAGTTTAACTGTTTCACCTACTGATACTGCTCTAATTTTAATGAACAGATATTCAATGTCAAACATAGGAAGTTTTTCAACGTCCAACCATTCGTTTTCACTGAATGATGTTACTGCCTTAATCATTTGCTTTATAGAAGCAAGTGACCGACTTTGGTCTTCACCCTCTTTCGCAATTACTAAAACCTTTTGTTCCTTAACAAGAAACGGTCTAAATGTTACTTCACGTCCGTCACTTGGCAAGGCGCACTTATAAGTAGGTGCACTTTGTATTGGTAATGCCATAATTTATTTCCTCAAATAATAAAAATTAACCGCCACTACCGAATACATTGTTAACCTTACCAAGGTTAGTATCCAGTGAAGTCAGTTTTCCAAGAAGTTTATCACCTTTGCCACCAAATCTAGAAGCGACTGATAGTCCTTCCATGACAGCATTAAGTGCTCTCCTTCCTTTATTTAGTCCTGATAGTTCAGGTGGTTGAGTATATTCTACTTCCCACCCTCGATATGCAATGGTGCACCCAAACTTCAATATACTATCAGGAGAGTTTGAGTCTAATGCCATTGCATCAAAAGCTTTTGGATAACATTCATATAACTTATATTTCAATGCAGAGTTACCGTCAATCCTGTATTGTGTTATATCAACTTGTCCTATGTAATCATTGTAGTATGCAAAGGTAGGTTGTAATTGACTACCTTCACCAGCAGTGTATACTAAAGACTGCCATGCTTCGATTATTAATCTGTCAGCGAATGTTTGGTCGCAGAAAAAAGAGAACGTAGTTTCACCACCGTCATTTACTGCGTGAGGCATTTGTCTCTTTTGTCCATATTCTGACCATGGAGTTGATTCAATTGTTCTGCCTGGCAATGAAGCAGAGTCACAACGTAACCCCTCTAAAGATAATCCCTGCGGGCCAAAAAAGTCTGCTTGGAATCTATTTGTTCTTGCACCTGTATCAAAGTTTGCTTTGAACTTATCGATTGCAGTTCCTTTGTCGTTCCCACTTAAAAAGTTGGAAACACCTTGTTTTACTAAATCTCTTAATGCCATTAAATTCTTCCTAGTGATTCTGAATATACTGTGTTTGCATTCACGTTAAATTTCGTTGTTGGTAACATGGATATTAAATCATAATACTGAGAGTCTACTTTCTTTATGTAACTCTTAAAGAATCCATATTGATATTGTTTTACACATGGTTTTGCCCACCTTAGTTTTCCGACTGACTTCACCAATTTATAATTGATATCAAATACACCGTCTGAAGCATACTCATACATAGCGTCCAGTAATCTAATTCTATATCTTGGTGCTAAGTAATGTAGGTTCAAACCCATGAAACCTGTTTTATATCTCTTAATAGGAATGCATAAAGGAAAGTAGTCCCAATATGGGAGTTTGTCCTGTGTCTTTGCGTCATAAAAGAACATATACATTTGCCCTAGTTGAAGCGCTCCCTCAGTATCAAATTCGTCCATTAAGGAAGTAGACCGCACTCTTATTTGTCTTAAATTGTTACGGAACCAGTTCATGGATTCGATACTTCTTGCTCTTAGTTCAGCAGGTTTCTCGTTTTGTAAATCGTCCAATAGTTGTCCCATACAACTATTTATGCATTTAAGTCAAATGGTCTTCCGTTAATATCCTAAATTTTAATCTTCTTTCTTTGCAGTATAATTCAGCTGCTTTGAACTTTGCCTGATTGACTGCATATGTCTGTGCTTCCATAAGATATCTTTTGGAAACTCTATGTTCAGGTTTCTTTGGCGGTTTAAGTTGTTTTTTTGGTTTGACTTCTATGATTTCCCGTACAGTTTGTCCCGAAGCATTCACATACTTAATGTAAAAGTCGGGAAAGTATCTGTGAGGTCTTCTATCAAGAGGTGATATGTAAGGAATGACTACTTCTTCCGAACCCCATTCAATGATATTAGGGTTTGAATCAGCGTAGACCATGAATCTTCTTTCCCATAAAGACCTATAAAAGATTTTTGTAGGGTTTCCTTTGTATTTTTTATAGTTCTTCGGTTTAAACTTGCCACTGTAAGACATAAATAGATATATTACCAATTAATTATTAAGACGAAGGTATTTATGGCAATAGGCAAATTATTAGACAAAGTCAACCAAGCAAAGTCCGCTGTAGAATCTGTAAAAGGTATCAAGACCAAACTTAAGAACTTAGACAAGACAACTGTTCTTGACCAGTTAGGAGAACAAGCAGAAGAAGCTAAAAGAACTTTAGAGAAGAGACGGTCTTCTTTAGAGAAAAATCTTGATGCAAGAAATAAAGGTAAGTCAATTGCAAAATCGACACCTTCAACTGCAGATATAGATTTAATTTATCCACTGTATGACCAACTAGACAACTACATTCTTTTTCAAACTAGGGCACGTGAAGCAAGAGACGGAAAGAATGGGGAAAACCTACTATCGAAAAAGAATCTAGAAATAGCATTGTATGTTAAACCCGAACATTTAGCAAGTAACTTTACTGTTAACTATAAGACTCAAGGATTCGGTGCTGGTATTCGTGGTCTTGCAGATATGTTTGACGGTGGAGAATCAGGAAACTTTTTTGGTGACGGGGGTGACCTAGAACAGTTCGGTGCAGAAGTCAAAAATGTAGCAGGAGCTGCTATAAACAAACTTATGAATTCTGCCACAGGAGATTTCATGAACATGAATGCTGGACGAGCAGTTAATCCAATGGAAGAACAATTGTTGGAAGGCATTGGATTCCGTTCTTTCTCATTCCAATATGAATTCTATCCACGTTCAGAAGAAGAAGCAGATATGGTACAACAGATTATGTACTATTTCAGAACTGCAATGTTACCTGATACATATGGTAGTGCAGAGACAACAGAAAACGAAAACTTCTTTAACTATCCAAACGTGTTTGACGTATCATTTGATGGCCCAATCAAAAAAAGACTAGACGGATTTATGCCTATGGTTTGTACTGGTTGCGATATCCAACACGGAGATACAGAATTAGGATTCTTTGAAAACGGACAACCAACAAAGTCTGCTATGAAGTTAGACTTTACAGAAATCAAAATTGTTACTCAAGAGAACTTCCAAAAGATTTCTCCAATTGGTCAAGGCACAGGAGATGGGGGTCAACCTATTACTGGTACTGACTACAGTATTCGTGATAGACAGACAAGGGGTGACGGATAATGGCAAACGAACTATTTAAGAATTTTCCCGAAGTAAGATACACACTTAGTAATGGAAAGATTGTTACAATCAAAGACTTCTTTCGTAAAGCAAAGTTAGAAGGCACACAACTTAATCAAGTAATCGATTACACAGTCTATGAACTACAAGAAGGTGAAAGACCTGATATAGTTGCAAGTAAACTATATGGTAATGGTGATTTACACTGGACATTATTCCTTGCAAATGACATTACTAATTACTACGATTGGCATATGGATACTTCTACATTTGAAAATTATATGAAATCTACATATCCTGGCCAATTTTTAGTTGCGTCTACGAGTACGGACATAGTATCTTCTACTTCTAAATTTTTAATTGGTGAAGACATAACTCAAGGAACACGTAAAGGTAAAATTTTAAAAGTTGACCCAACTTACAATAGAATTTTAGTAGAAACAACAAACGGCCAAAAATTTGTGGCCAACCAAGCGGTTACGGGTGCGAGTAGCACTAAGGTATTTACACCTAGCAGTGTAGCAAACGGAGTAGACGGTGTTGCATATTACTATGACCCTGATGCAATCGACAAAGAATTTAGATACAATAATAATAGTACAGGAACCTATCAACCAAGAACGTATTACGAAAAAGAATACGAAGACAACGAAGCGAGAAGAAAGATAAAAGTTATCAAACCTGAGTTCATACGAAGAGTGGTATCTGAGTTTGAACGTGTAATGAGTGTATAATGTCTGAAAAGAAAAACATGCAGGGTGGTGTATTCACCATTGACGCAATTAATCTAGTAAACCAAGAAGGCGAGTCTGTAGACATACAGGGTCTTGTTTTATCTTTTCGTCTTTACGAAAGTATTTACAATAAGTTTGTTACAGGTGATATTAGTATTATAGACGGTCTTGACCTGTTAAAGAATTTTAAGATTACAGGTGACGAATATATACGTATTGCAGTCAAACAAATTGAAGGTATGGGAGAAGAAGCTCCCAAAGAGTTTACCGTAGACAGAGATTTAAAAGTCTACAAAATAACTGCAGTTAACAGAGTAGACCAATCAACCCAATCCTATGTTTTAAAGGTATGTGACCCACGCATGTTTACTGCTAGAAATACTAGAGTGTCTAGAGTCATGCGTGGTTCATATGATAAAATGTTGCAGAATGTTTTAATCAATGAAGGACATATGGAAACAGAAGAGTTTGTTCATTGGGAAGATACTAAACCTGAAAATCAACAAATGGTTGTACCTAACTGGACTATCGATAAGTTTATAGACTTTACAGTTAACAATGCAGATAAAGGACTAGAAGAAAAAGCAGTATACAAAAATGGTATGTTCTTTTATCAAACACTAAACGGTGGTTTTACTTTTAAATCAATCGATTCAATGTTTCAAGAAGAGTTTCCCCTTACATTCTCATATGGTTCAAGACAAGCAGATACAGAAACTGCAGACGTAGACGCAAATGCTGACGGTGGTGTTAATACTATTATTGAAGATATACAAATACCACAAAGAGCAGATACATTAAGAGGAATGGTTGGTGGTGCATATGCGTCAACACAAATAACATATGACCCGATAAGAAAAGTAGACGAAGTAGACCTGTATTCTATAAATGACTTGTTTGAAAGGAATGCAGAAAACCATTTATCAGGGTTTCCGTTAATTAGAACGGGTGGTCAAAATGAAGTATTTGAAAAAGTCTTTACAACAGAAAATGTAACGGACGCAAAAGTTTCTCCGCCAGTTACAGAAAAAGACGTTGACGCAAATCTAGGTTACAAGTATGATTCGTTGAAAATTTATGATACTAAAATGGTGCATTCTTTTGACAATGCAGATAAGTTAGATACCGAAGAATCATTTAAAGGTTGGTCTGCTAAAGTCGATGCTGGTAAATTAGAACGTAGGGCAATGTTAGAGATTCTACAACAAAACAGAATCATAATCACAATACCTATGAGAACAGATTTAAATGTAGGTACAATTATTAAATTAGATATACCACCACCGCAATCTTCAACAGGTGGTGTAGATATCTCAGATAAAATGAACGACAATAGATATTTGATTACAGACATATGTATTAATGGTATCCCTGCTGATAAGGTAGGGAAATGTTTTGTCGAGTGCGTGAAAGAAAGTTATGCTAAGAAGATTGCAGACTATACACCATTAGATAATACAGCAGCTCCGAGGGAAGTATGATAATTAGATTTCTAAAAGCACTTAAAAATTGGGTAGACCCAAACCATTGGGCAAACAAAATAGGTGAAAAGAGTGGTGCATATGATAAGGCACGAAACAGTAAACTCAGACAATGGGTAGACAGTTTGGAAGGTTGGCAATGGTGGGCATGGCAATTAGGCCCATGTCTATTAGTATTCATATTATTAGAGTTGGGTTTAAATCAACTTGGTATGACAATGTTACCTTGGAGATAAAATGAAATTTTGGTACGGGATAGTAGAAGACAGACAAGACCCATTAAAGATTGGCCGTGTGCGTGTGCGTGTACACGGAGTACATACTCATATCAAAGACCAAATCTCAACACCTGATTTACCATGGGCGCAAGTATTACTTCCAACAACAGAAGCAGGACTCTCAGGATTCGGAAAAGGTAACGGTCTCGTAGAAGGGTCTACGGTATTCGGTTTTTGGAGAGACGAAAACTATATGCAAGACCCAGTGGTTCTTGGTGTAGCAGCTGGAATGCCTGCACAGGGTTCTCGTATTACAATCAAAGACGAATTGATACAAAGAAAGATTGAAGACGGATTCAATGACCCAAGACGATTAACAATAGCAGACTATGCTGAGACGCCAGACGGTGAAACACCTACACACGATAGGACTAGAAGTTTTGGATTGACTACTGCATTAGATACCGCACCAAAACACGTCAAGTCTCTCACGCTGAACTATGACGGAACAGGTTCAACAATAGAAGAAGTAGAACTTACCAAAGATGATTTACCTTACTATCCAAGATACTATGACGCTTCAGATTTAAATGATAACACAACAGGTATCGCAACATATACACATAGAAGTTTTACAAAAGTTGTAGACGATAAAGTTGAGAATCTAAAACACATAAACACAAAAGAAATCTTTACAGACAATACAAAGAAAAGAGTAGTAGACGAGGAATGGGCATTCCCAGTATCACCTGCTAAACCAGTATATCCATATAACAAATCCATGACTACAGAGTCAGGACATATCGTTGAGATAGACGATACTCTTGGTGTAGAAAGAATGGCAATCGAACATAGAAGTGGAACGTTCCATGAGATACACCCTGATGGTTCAGAGGTAACTAGAATTGTAAATGATAATTATACTGTAGTTGCAAAAGACAATAAACTAATTGTCGGTGGTAACGTAGACGTGTCTGTCGAAAAGGGTAATGTTAGAATCGCAGTAGCGACAGGTAATGCAGATATCTACGTAGCAGGACATACAGATTTAATGGTAGACGGAAACGTAAATGCAAGTATAGGCGGAACACTAAATGCAGACGTGGTTGGTAATACAACATTCACTTCACCCGAAACACTTATGACTACAAATTTAACAGTTGACGGTACAGTACATGTTACTAAAACAACACATTCAGTTGGTGACGTATCAACAGACGCTGGAAACGCACCGACTCTTGCGACTCATGTACACAAATCAACTTCTAAAGATACAGGTGTTGGTGCTAATGCTGGTGTTCAAACAGATACCACAATTCCTGATGCATAAATTTAGAGAGGTTGTATAAATAGAAGTATGGCAGACTTAAAATCACAGGGACAAAACGTTGCGGAAACAAAACTATACGCAGATATAGATTTTAGGTTTAGACCACACCCGATTACGGGTGACGTTACCATTAAATATGATACAGACGCTATTAAACGTGCAGTTAGAAATATAGTTCTAACTAATTTTTATGAGAGACCCTTCAAACCAAGTTTGGGGTCTTCTTTGAGGAATCAACTTTTTGAAATGACCACGGATAGGAAAGTAAGAAGACTTGCAGTCAGAGTTCAAAAGATTATCGAAGACTTTGAACCAAGAGTTGAGAATGTAAAGGTTCAATTCGGCGAAGTATCAGATAGAAATGAATTGGACGTTACTATTTTCTACAACATAAAGAACAACTCCCAAGGACAGGAACTAGATTTCACTGTTAGCAGGGCGAGATAGAGGACACTAAATGGCAGTTAAAAGTTCATCACTAAATGTAACTGATTTAGACTTTGACGATATAAGTCAAAATCTGAAAAGTTATTTAAAAGGACAAGATAGTCTAAAAGATTATGACTTTGAAGGTTCAACACTTTCAATGTTAATAGACTTACTTGCGTATTCATCACATATCGGAGCAGTAAACACAAACATAGCTGCTTCAGAACTATTCTTAGATTCCGCACAAATGAGAAAGAACGTTGTATCACGTGCGAAAGATTTAGGTTTCGTCCCTGCTTCAGAATCTGCCTCTACAGCAATCGTTGACCTAACTATGAATAACGTAAGAAATGCAGACGGTACATTCCCAAGTGCAAACGATATGACTATCGAAGCAGGTACAAGATTCTCAACTCAGTATGACGGTAAAGCATACAACTTTGTTGTAAGTGCAGGTGTAACACCTCAACCAAATGGAAAAAGTTTTTCTTATACAGGAATCAATATAAAACAAGGAACAAATGCAAGTGACGTTTTTGTTTATGATAGACAAATTGCAAATCCTAAGTTTGTACTAAGTCAATCAAGAATAGATAGAACTGCAATGACTGTATCTGTAAACTCAGGTGGTACAAGTACCGCATATGCTCTTGCAAGTGATATATCAAATATTCTTTCTACAAGTAAAGTATACTTTACTCAAGAAAACGAAGACGGATTTACCGAAGTATATTTTGGTGACGGTAGTATCGGTGCAGAATTGAATGACGGAGATATTATTACAATACAATATACGATTGTAGACGTTATTCATGCTAATGGCGCAAATACATTTAGTCTTACTGACGCAATCAATGGTTTCTCAGATTCAACAGTTGTAACTACAAATATAGCACAGGGTGGTTCAGAAAAAGAATCTGTAGAATCAATCAAGTTTAAGGCAACAAAGTTCTATTCTTCACAAAACAGATTAGTAACATTGAATGACTACAAAGCAAAAGTCTCAGAGTATTATCCAAATGCAGATGCAGTAGCAGTATGGGGCGGAGAAGATAATGACCCACCTGTATATGGTAAAGTTTTTGTTGCAATCAAACCATTGAATAGTGATTACTTATCAGACGTAGAAAAGACACAGGTCAAAGCAAATCTAAACAAACTAAATGTTATAACAGTTAGACCTGAAATAGTAGACGCTGAAATTATTAAGATTTTACTTAATACTACATTTCAATTCAATGAAAAATTAACAGATTTAACAAGTGGTGAGTTAGAAACTTTAGTTAAGAACGCTATCGTTAAATATGATACAGATAATCTTAATAACTTTGATAGTATATTCAGACATTCAAATCTTCTAAGAAACATAGACGAAGTGGATAGTTCTATTCTATCAAATGTAACTAACGTAAGACTAATGCTTAAGAAAAAGATTTTGTTACTAGGTCAAACTGCTGGAATAACAGTAGACTTTGGTAACCCGTTGTATAACCCACACAGTGGACATAATAAACACGCTGGTGGTATTACAACGTCAACAGGATTTTACATTAGTGGCGATGCAACCAACGTCATGTTTTTTGACGATGACGGTGAAGGTAATATCCGTAGGTACTATCTATCAGGTTCTGTAAGAGTCTATCAAGATAACCAAGCGGGTACTATCGCATATGGCACTGGTAAAATAACAATCAATGCTCTGAACATAACTTCAACAGTTAATTCAGACAATACGATTGACTTCACTTTAATACCTAACTCAAATGATGTTATTGCAAAGAGAGGTTCGTTAATCGATATCTCTTCTGCTGATATCAAGGTCTCAAGTGAATTGGATACCGTTGCAAGCGGTGAATCGAGTGCTGGTGTAGGATTTACTCCAACGTCAACCTCGACTTATTAACCATGGATAAAGTGGTCAGGAGTCCCCTGAGTAGTTTACCATTAAATTGGATTAAAATAGGAGAAAATTCAAATGGCAGATAAGAAAATATCAGCGTTAACTGCAGTAGCAGACGCAGACATCGGTGGTGATGATTTACTTCACATCGTTGATAACCCAGGCGGAACGCCTGTAAACAAAAAGATGACAATTGCTCAACTTTTTGAAAATATCCCAACTCACTTAGCAGTTGACGATATTACAACAGTAACGGCAACTGCAAGTAACCTTGCTTCTTCATTCGCAACTGCGATTGATTTATCAGGTGCTTCAGGTAACGTTGCATTTACGTTAGACAACGGAACAGACGTTGGTCAGTTAAAATTGATTTATCAAAAAACTGAACCTGCATCTTCCCATGCGGCTAACATTACTGTAACCAGTTTCGGAAGTGGAACAAGTTCAAGTAACCAAATCTCTCAGGATACTCAGGGTGATGCGGTTATCTGTGTTTGGGACGGTTCTAACTGGTTTGTTCTATCAAACTTTAATAGTACAGTTACACTATCATAATATGAGTGGAATTCAGGGGGTTGACAAATTACTACCTAGACTTAATAGTCTAGTACCCGACTTTGTTCAGGCAGAGTCGCCAGAATTTGTCGCCTTCCTGAAAGCGTACTTTGAGTTCCTAGAACATGAGACAGTAGTTCTCAAAAGTCAATCAACTATTGACAACGTAGGATTGGAAGATGGAAGTGGTGACATACTTTATGAAACTGCAACCATCTCTCCTTCTACAACTGTAGACAATAAAATATTATTAGAGCAAACAGTTACTAATCCAACTGCAAGTGCTGACCCATTTACTGTAGGTGAGTATCTTGTTGGTGATAAATCTAAAACAGTCGCAAAGATTAATGTCGTTAACGGAGACCAATTATTCGTTAAGACTATTTCAGGTTTTGGTTTCAAACCTCTTGAAAATGTAACTGGTAGAACAGGTGGACAAACTGGTGTTGTTTCCACATATAAAGAATCTAGTATTCGTGCAAATAATAAAATCTTAGAATACTCAGACGTAGATAAAACAACAGAAAACTTCTTAGAATTTTTCCAAAAAGATTTCATGCCCTCTCTTGATGCGAGTTTAAACTCAAACAAGAGAAGTACAATAAAACATATCAGAGACCTTTATCAAAAGAAAGGTTCCCCTGATTCATTAAAGTTCCTTTTAAGACTTCTATACGGGCAGGAAGCAGAGGTATCATATCCATTCGATAATACAATCAAGTCAAGTGAATCTTCTTATGTTTCAGAAAGAAGAATGGTTGTTAATATCCCCATAGAAAAAGATAGACCACAAGCAACAGATACCATAACTGAATATGAAGGTGGAGTTGTTTACGCACAGGGTATCGTTAACATTGTATATCCAGTGGTTGGTTCTGAAACATTATTTTCACTTGATATAACAAACATAGCAAGTAAAGAATTTAGAGAAGGTTCTACTATAGAACTTTTAGATAGAGATACTAAAGTAAAAAGAGCAGGAACAGTATCAGGTATCATTTCAACATTCAATGATAACGATTCTTCAATATACATTGACCACGGTGATGACGGAGACATTCTTCTAGAAGACGGTGGTGGTTTGATATTAGAATCAAGTTTTGCTTCGATAGGTTCTTTGTATGCAATAAATGACGATATTAATTTCCAAGGTTCAAAAAACCAGTTAGGTCAAGTAGGTCTTTCAACTTCTGTAGTAGAAGGTATACAAACAGGTTCTGTAGAAGAAGTATATATTGAAGCAGACGGTTCAGGATACGAAGGTGGTGATTTAGTTATCTTTGATAATACTGGTACTAACGGTAGTGGTGCATTTGGTATGATTGGTTCTGCTGGTGACGAACTATTCCAAGAGGCAGGAACAAGATTTGGATACTATCAGTTTACTGCAACAGCAGGACAAACAGTTTTCAGTGGTTACGATAATTACGGACAACAAGTAATTTATGAAGACCACAACAGACACGTATTTGTAAATGACGTAGAACAAACAACAGGTTTTAGTACACAGGGAAGTATACTAACATTCAATTCAGGATTGAGTGCTGGTGACCAAGTAGAAATATACACAGAGTATATGAGAATTACTTTAGAAGACGGTTCACCTTTAAATCTAGAAACAACAAATTCAAACATAAGAAAAGTAACTCTAATAAATGGTGGACGTGGTTACAGTACATTACCTCTATGTGGCCCAGGCGGATACATTTATCCTGCGAGTGTGTCAACATTTACACAGGGTGAAGTTGTCACGGGCGCTGGCGGGGCGACAGCAGTAATCGGACTAGTTAATAACGAAAAGAATAGACTAGAAGTATATCGTAGGGCAACAGATACTGGTTCATTTGTAGTAGGAGAAACTTTAACTGGTGGTGGAAGTGGTGCGACTTCTACAATCTTACAACAAAATGTTTCTTCGGGAAGTGGTGCGAAACTATTTGCATTTTCAAAAAGTATTGGTAGAGTTGGAACAATTAATATCAAAGCACAAGGTAATAGATATACCTCAGACGCACATGTATCTCAAAGTTCAACATATCCTTTATTGATATCCGCACCAAGTGTTGCTCTAACAAAAGATACAATTATTACAGGTTCAGTATCAGGTTCAACTGCGAGAGTATTAGACTTTAACTCCAATACACAATTACTTAAAGTTCAAGACATGACTAACATGTTCTTAGAAAATGAATCAGTCACATTCCCTAACGGCGGAACATTTAAAATTCATGCATTTAATCCATTCACTGGTAGAGGAACGAAGTCAGGTGAAGGATTTATAAACAAAGGAACAACAGGTGATACTGGTGCTCTATCAGCTTCAGGTATGTCAATTACTGATAGTAAATTCTATCAATCACATTCTTATGTTGTAAGAATCGGTGAGAGTATTAATAAGTTCCGTTCAATAGTAAAAGATTTAGTTCACCCTGCAGGTCACATATTCTTTGGTGAGGTTGCGGTAACAAATAATGTTTCTATGAATGTTGCTGACGCAGACCATGTAAGATTTAGACCAACTATTGTTATCAATGCTGGTGGTGACGATACTGCAAATGCAAGTGCTCAATTAGCAACTAGAACTGCACAGAGACAAGAAGTTGAAATATACTCATTATCTACAGAAGAACATGACTTAGCATATGCACCAATGATTGCATTGGTTAATGAATCAATACCAGCCCCAAGTACAGACCCAAGAACAGGTGGGTCAATTACTGAACCAAGAACAGAACACGGTGATTCTTCACATAGACAAAGACATATAAACATTCTTAAAATTGTTTCTAAGAATGCAGAGGTAACTCAAGTTGGTATGTATCCATTGAACGGAATACCAACAACCATATCCTTAGAAAGTGGTGACGGAACCTTTGACCCATATTTTGTTTTACAAACAAATGTAAACGGTGGGCCAGAAAGAAGACCTACACGTAATGGTAAACCACTTCCAGTTAATCCGCACCACGAAGAAGTTATTGTTATGGAAAATGGTGATAGAATAGAAGTAGAAGAAGTTGCGTGTACATTAAGAATGGAACCTCGAAGAGACGCAGAAGTAAAAGGTATCTTTGGTGACGTAATGATAATGGAAGACGGAAGTAATGTGCGTCTAGAATCTGCTACAACTATAGAAGAAGTTGATTATTTTGTAACAGAAAGAAGCAGAGAGAATTTGATAGAAAGATATATGCAGACAGAGGACGGGTTCTCTATCTGTATGGAAAATGACGATAGACTAGTTGTCGAAGGTGTCAGTGAAAATGCTGTAACTTCATCATTTGTATCTTTTGGAACTTCGTTCAATGACCTAAATATAATCAGTGGTCAACAAGTATATGATATTGCATACTATATTAAGGACGAAACTGATAATGACGACTTCTTATTAGAAGACGGTACAGGTGTTATCATGAGTGAAGTATCAAAACCCGAAGGACTTAGAATCCAAGACATGGAAACTTTGTTCCCCAACACCTTTATTCCAAAATTTTCCGACCATGCTAGAGATAGGACTAACGTAACCTATTCAGCATACGTTAAATCAGGAACAAATTAGATTTTATAACATAAGTTGTTATAAATAGAAGTATAAATACATTATATCTTAGGAGATAGAATCAAATGGCAGCAATAATAACAGAAAAGTTTCGTATCCATAATGCGAGACAGTTTAAGGAAGATTTTGGTGAAGCCGCTTCATCGACATTCCTTTTTATAGGACGACCACAACAGTGGGACGCATCAGACACAACCCCAACACCTTCAAACTCTATTGGAGAAATGATAGACGCATATAACGATATGATTGCAATGAAGAAAATTACTTCTTCGGACGTATCACATGCTCTAGTAAGAAGGGATTGGACAACAGGAACAACGTATGACGAGTATGCACATGATTATAGTGCAACAAATACTTCTCCTGCTTCTAGTTCAAACAACTTGTTTGACTCAAGATATTTTGTGATTACAGACGATTACAATGTATACAAATGTTTAAGGACAGGAAGAGATAGTTCAGGTAACGTAGTTGCATCTACAGTTAAACCTACAGGAACTGCAACAACTCCATTCGCAACCGCAGATAGTTCAGCTGCCTCAGGACGTGGTTATATTTGGAAGTATATGTATTCAGTTTCTGCTTCAGAAACTATTAAGTTTGTAACAAACGATTTTATCCCTGTAAAAACATTAGGTGCACAAACAGAAGTCAATGGTGACTTAGGTGCATTCGGTTCTGCTGGTGCAGATGACGGTTCAACTCAATATGACGTAGAAACAGCCGCTGTAGACGGTGGAATTCACCACGTAGTAGTTACTAACGGTGGTGCTGGATATACTAACGGTACTTACAATAGTGTCGCAGTAGTTGGAGACGGAAGTGGTGCAACAGTATCAGTTAAAGTAGCTGGTGGTGCTGTAACAGAAGTATTTGTAAACAGCATAGGTTCAGACGAAGGAACTGGTTACAGACGTGCTTCAATTAATATTGACGATATTTCAGGTATCGGTACACCTTCAACAAGTGCAGTAGTAAAACCAATCATATCACCAGTTTATGGACATGGTGCTAACCCAGTTGAAGAACTAGGTGGTATCTATGTTATCGTAAACTCAAGATTAGAATTCGCAGAAGGAAGCGGTGACTTCCCAGTCGATAACGATTTCCGAAGAATTGGTCTAGTTCAAGACCCATTCCAAGATGACACAACTACAGTTTCAACAGATACAACTCTAAGCGCAATGTACAAAATGACATTGAGTTCAGTAACAGGTCTTTCAAAAGACGATACTATTATGAGTGCAGCTTCTGACGCAACTGGTGTCGCAAAAAGTATTATAGTCTCAATTGATACAAGTAATAAGTTCGTTTATCACTTACCTCAAGAAAACGTTAAAGGTGAAGTTGTAAACTTTGCTACTAGTGGTACGAACACAGTTTTCCTAGGGTCTTCAAGTATAGGAACAGTTAGTGCAGTTGATTCAGATTATCCCGAAGTGCAACCGCATTCGGGTGAAATCATTTACATAGAGAACAGAGGTGCGGTATCTAGGGCTTCAGACCAAATTGAAGATATCAAACTTATTGTTCAAATGTAATTGATAATTAAAAAGAGATAAAAATATGCCTGAGAAAGTAGACTTAAATGTATCGCCTTATTATGACGATTATGATGAAGATAAAAAGTATCATAAGGTACTTTATCGTCCTAGTAGACCGATACAGGCAAGAGAGTTAACACAAGCTCAATCTATTCTACAAAACCAAATTGAAAGATTTGGTGACCACATGTTCAAAGAAGGAAGTATCATTACTGGTGCTGAATCAAACGTGGACATGGACGTTATGTATGTAAAAGTTGAGAGTACCAACCCTAATGGTTTGGGAACAACTGGTGTAGAAAATTATAGAACTACTTTTGATAACAAATATCTACAAGGTGAAACTACAGGTGCAGTTGCACAGGTAGTAACTTCATATGCAGAAACTTCAACTGACCCTATCACGTACATTGTCAGAATGTATAAGTCAGGTTCTGATACAAATAACTCTATTAGATTTTCAGCAGGAGAAGAACTAAAAGAAGTCACAATAGATGCAAACGGTTCAGCTTCTTCTGCAAGTAACAACAACGAATTAAAAATTAAGGACTCAACTCATACACCAGTTGGACGTTCTTCATTAGCAGAAATCCAAGAAGGTATTATTTTTACTAGAGGGTTTTTTACTAAGGTTAATCAACAACAAATAACACTTGAAAAATATTCAGGTGCACCAAGTTATAGAGTCGGACTAGAGATTGCAGAAACTTTAGTTGGTTCTTCAACAGACTCTACATTATTTGATAATGCACAGGGTTCTTCTAACGAGAACGCAGCTGGTGCTGACAGATTAAAAATAGAATTAACTTTAGCAAAACATCTTATAGATTCCACTACAGACGCAAACTTCATTGAGTTAATGAGAGTTAACAATGGAATCATGGAACTGTCAATCCAAAGACCTGAGTACAATGCATTTGCAAACTTACTTGCACAAAGAACATTTGATACTTCGGGTGATTTTATTGTAAACCAATTTGTACCAAATCTTAAAGAACATTTAGATGACGGAACTAATGGTGGTGTATATTCAACAATTAACGGTGGTGACGAATCTAAATTCGTAGTTAAAACTTCTGCTGGTAAAGCATATGTTAAAGGATACCAAGTAGATAAACTAGTAGGCTCTACTATACCAATCAGAAAAGCAAGAAGCACCGCAAGTCTTACAGGTGCATCAACACCAGTTAGACTAGGTAACTTTGTAAAAGTAATAAACTCACACGGTCTTCCTGAATTCGGTAATGAGTCAGGAACAGACGCACAGAAACCATATGGTATCGTAAAACTTTTTGACGCAGTAACAGCAACGCCTGGAACTGAAAACACTAGTGGACAAATTGGTTTCGCAAGAATTAGAAACTTTGATATGGCAACTGCTGGAACTTCAAACAGTTCAGAAGTTTGGGATAATGCAACTAGGTTTAATGCATATCTATTTGATATCAAAATGTTTACCAAACTTAAGTACAGTGCACATAGTGGTACTGCAGTAGTTGGTGATAAGATTACAGGTTCAGTATCAGGTGCAACTGCTATTGTCGGTTATGACGATGGTTCAGGTGCATTATACGTCCATGACGTAGTAGGAACATTTACTTCAGCAGACGCAATCAGTTCAACAAATGGTTCTTTTGCAATGTCAGCTGGTCAACATACTGGTGAGAATTTTAGAGGAACTGCTAACGAAGTAAGAACATATAATATTGACAGAGTTCGTGGAATATCACAAGCACCAAATGTAACCGCAAGAGAAACATTCACTGCAGACATATACACAGACCAAGACTTTATATTAACTGGTCAAGTATCAATGTCTTCTACAAGTGTAACAGGTTTTGCAACTAAATTTACTGCAGAACTTAAAGAAGGTGATATAGTTATTGACGGTGCTGGTAACGAAAGAGTTATTTCTTCTATAACCAGTGATATAGCTGCTACACTAACAGGTGCGGTAGGAACTGCTTTAACAAACGCAAACGCAACTAGACGAAGAACAAGAGTATTTGACCAAGAACAAGTTGCGTCCATATTTGCATGGCCAAGAGACTATGTAAAAACACATACACCCGACCAAGTACAAGTAAGAAGGTCACAAAACGTAACATTGTCAAGTGGTACAATTACACTTACATGTGGTTCAGGAGAATCCTTTTCAACAAGAACAGATGATAACTATATCTTCTCAGTTGTAGAAGCACAAACATCAGGTTCACCTACATTAGTAAATGGTGACATGGTTGACGTTGTCAACAACTTAAGTGGTGCACCATTTACAGATACAATTTCAGGAAACAACTTAGAATTCAGTGGGTTCCCAACTGCTGATGACGGTGCAATTCTAAAAGTAACATTTACTGTAGATATTAATTCACCAGTTAACAGAGATAAGTCACTAAAACAAGCAAGGTGTCTCTCAGTTGTAAACTCTAGAACCACAGGTGGATTCTACGGAACATGTTATAACGATAAAGAAATATCCCTAGGTGTTGCAGACGTATTTAAAGTTCGTGCAATCTATGAAGGTAATGGTGCAACTGCACCTCTACCACCTTCGGGAACAATTACAGAGACATCAAGTCCTGCTATACCATTTCAAAGTTTTGAGGTCATAAAAGGTAATACCTCAGACGCACGTGCGGTAATTGTAAATTACAATGGTTCTACAAATAAGAGTTATTTTTATTATACCACATTAAACAAAACATTTATAGAAGGTGAAGTTCTTGTAGGACAGACTTCAAAAGCAACTGGTAACTTAACTAATTTTGACCAAGGTGCAACAAACATAACAGACAGATATTACTTTGACGATGGACAAAGAGATGGATTCTATGACCATGGTAGATTACAATTGAAGCCAGGAAATCCAACTGCTAACAATCAGATACTAGTTTTACTTGATTACTTTACTTCAAGTGGTAACGGTGACTTCTTTGACGTAAATTCATACAGTGGTATCGATTATGAAACTATTCCTAGATACGTTCCAAGTAAAGTAGACTTAGGTGGTTTAGAACCTGACGGTGAGTTTGAATTAGCAGACGCAGTAGACTTTAGACCAGTATTAGGACAACTATTAGGTACAACTACTTTTGGTTCAGCAACACCTAACCCCGAATCACCAATTAATATTAGTAATACGACTTCGGGTATTGTTTCATCACCATTTGCATATGCAAGTAAATCATTTGAATCTGCTGTAACAGGTATCTCAGCAACAGGTGCTAGTGCGGTAGACGTACCAGTGCCAGGCTCAAACGTAGTTGGTGATATTAGTTTCTATGTTGGAAGAATTGACAAAGTCTTCTTACACAAAGACGGTGAATTCCAAATAGCTCAAGGAACACCTGCATTGACTCCTATGAAACCAAAAGGTATTGACGATGCAATTGAATTATACGAGTTAAGAATTCCACCTTACACAGACGATTTAAAGAGAGTAAGATTAAGAAGTGTAGACCATAGAAGGTTTACAATGAAAGATATCGGTAAGATATCAAATCGTGTTGCTAACTTAGAAAGATTAACAACACTATCTCTATTAGAAAGAGATACACAAACAATGCAGTTTAAAGATGCAGACGGATTTGATAGATTCAAATCAGGTTTTGTTGTGGATTCATTTAAAGGACATAATGTCGGAGACGTTAACCATATAGATTATAATTGTTCAGTCGATACGAAATCAGGCGTACTGAGACCTAAGAACTTCCAAAACTTCTTCGATATTGAATTCGATTCAGTTAACAGTTCAGAGTTTCAAAAGACGGGTGACTTAATTACTTTACCTTATACAAGTACAACTTATGTAAATCAAAGTAAAGCGTCAAGGGCAATGAATGTTAACCCTTATCACGTATTTGCATTTATTGGAAATGTAAGTCTGACTCCTGCTTCTGATATATGGCAAGACCAAACACAATTACCCGAAGTAAGAATAAACAGAGAAGGTAACTTTGACGCATTGTTAGCTGAAAGTGCAGACCTTGGAACTGTTTGGAATGCATGGCAAACAAACTGGGTAGGAGAACCTACAACTGTGTCTACAGAGGTTCTATCGACTTCTAGTGGTTCATGGAGTGGTGACCCAGCACAAGGTGGTGAATGGGTATCGGGTACAGAAGTATCAAGAGAAATAACAAATACGATTGAAACACAAAGTAGAACTGGTATTAGAACTACTGTAGTAGAAGATTTTGTAGAAGATAGAAATGACAGAGTTGTAAGTATATCTGTTATTCCATTTATACGTGCTCAAACAATTGAGATTGACGCAGTAAACTTAAAACCTGATTCATTCCATTACGTATTCTTTGACCAACAAGACGTAAACAGATTCGTAAGACCATTCAATGCAACTTATTCTCAGGACGGTGGAACAGGTGTTACATCAGGAATTAAAGCAGATGGTAACGGTAGAGTTCGTGCATACTTTGATTTACCTAATAATGGGCCAGATAGATTCCCTACAGGTCAAAGAGACTTAAAAGTAACGTCAAGTGTATACAATGAATCTAACCCTTCATCGGGTGGTCAAGCACAATTTAGTGCTCAAGGTTTACTACAAACTAATCAAACAGAAATTATTTCTACTAGAAATGGTAGAACTATAGTAGGTGCTACAGCGGGTGAAAGACAGATAACAAGACGTGGTGAACAAATGAACTCACGTAATGTGGATACTGACGCACCACCAGTACCATTACCTGACCCTAATTTTCCAGCAACTCCACCAGCGGAACCTGACCCACCAAGGGAAGACCCGCCGTTGCCACCGCCACCAATACCTAACATAAATCTACCGTTAAACATAGATTTTGATTTTGATTTCAATGTATTTGAATTTGGTGGGTGGATGGATCCGCTTGCACAATCATTCTTAGTTGATAAAAGTGGTGGTATGTACTTAACAGAAGTAGACTTGTTCTTTAAAACTAAAGACGAGAGTTTACCTGTATCTGTAGAAATTAGAAACATGGTTAATGGATATCCTGGCCAAATTATATTACCGTTCTCAGAGGTTACAAAAAATCCTGCAGACGTTAATTTGTCACAGGACGGTTCAGTTTCTACAACATTCACATTCCAAAGTCCAGTATTCTTAGAACAGAATCAAGAATATTGTTTTGTAGTTCTTTCAAACTCTAACAAGTATGAAGCATTCATTTCAAGAATGGGTGAAACAGACTTAGTAACAGGACAAACAATTTCAGGACAACCATATGCTGGTTCATTATTCGCATCTCAAAATGCTTCAACATGGACTGCAGAACAAACAGATGACCTCAAGTTCCATTTGAAGTATGCAAGGTTTGATATTTCTAAGAGACCTATTGTTAAATTTAATAACAAAGCATTAGAAGCTTCACCTTTACAAAATAATCCAATCGAATCATATGCTGGTGAAAACTACGTAAGAGTTTATGCATATGGACACGGTATGTATGATAATTCTTCTAACGCTGTTATAGCGGGAGTTACAGGAGAAAAAACTGGTGCGATTATAAACATAGAAGCAGAAGGTTCAATAGCAACAACTGGAACCATGGGTTCTACTTCAACAGGAGTTGCGACAACTACTGACGGTTCAGGAACAGGTTGTAAATTAGATATCACTGTATCAAGTGGAAGTATAACTTCAATTAAAATTGCAGACCCTGGCTTTGGATATACAACTTCAAACAAACTAACAGTAACAAACTTTGGTAGTGCAACTAACACAGTAGAAATTGACATTGACACAGTAGACCAAACAATCGGTGGTATTCCAATATCATGTATCAATGGAACATACACCGCTATCTCAGGAACAGACATTGATAGTTATACGGTAATACCTGACTTGTCTAGTACAGACCTTAAAACAGGTTATGTTGCTCTAGAAAGCACACAAAGTGGTGGTGGAAACGCAACCGCACAAAGAAACTATTACTTCGATACAATACACACAATGATACCAAGTGTTCAATTGAAAGGAACATTGTTGCATACTAATATTAGAACAACTGCAATGAAATCGCCAGAAGGTGTTGGTGGAACTGCATATGTTAAAAACAATACTGCAGAGTTTATCACATTAAATGATAACCACTTCTTAGACCAACCTTCGATTGTTGCTTCACCTATCAATGAAACTAATGAAATGGCAAGTGTGAAGTCATTTACTTGTACTTTGCAAATGCAATCACCTAGGGGTAACTTGTCACCAATGATTGACATTTCTTCTTTAGGTGCATTAGGTATCATGAACAGATTAAATAACATAGACAGTAGTTCAGATGTACCTACAGGAATCACATATGTTGATTCTACGGAACCCGATGGTGACAACAATGCATTTGTATACTGTACAAGAAAGGCGTCTCTGGCTACGCCTGGCACCGCCGTGAAGGTAATGTTAGACGGATTTAGACCTTCGGGAACTGATTTAAAAGTTCTTTACAAGGTGTTAGAAAACGATAACTCGACACCATTCGATGATATCGGTTGGAGATATTTTAATACAGACGGTTCGCCAGATATCGCTGTAGGAAATGACGCAAGAAACTTTAAAGAATATAATTATACTCAAGAGGGACTAGCAGAGTTCTCAGCATTTGCAATTAAGATTGTAGGACAGTCAACTAATACTTCCACAGTCCCACTTGTAAGTAACCTGAGAGCGATTGCATTAGCAACATAATATTATGTCAAAGTTCGCTTACGAAAAAGGACATGCAAAAGTAGAAGGACATTCGACTCTACTTAGAGAAGAAAGTTCAAGTGCGATTATTAATAATGATATCAACGGATATCAAGCTGCTATTAGAAGAAAAAAAGTTTTTCAAATACAGCGAGAGGAAATAAATACTTTAAAAGTAGAAATGACAGAGATAAAACAACTATTAGGTGAAATATTAGAGAGAACAAATGGCAAAAACGATTGACCAATTTAGTACGTTAGAAAACTTTAGAACTCGTTACAACGATTTAGCAAATGACGTTGGGGATATCTCTGGCTTAAGAACAGACGTTACAGGAAACCTAATAGACGCAATCAATAGTATAGAAGATAAAACATTCTTCTATCAAGAGTTTCTTTATACTGCGACCAGTGGACAAACTGCATTTACAGGAAATGACGCATTTAGTAATGACCTAGTATTCAAGAAAGATAGAATACAGGTTTATAAAAATGGTGCATTGTTAAGAGTTGGTGACGACTATGTTTTAGCAAGTCAACAATCAGACGGAACATTCAAACAGATTACACTTATTTCAGGTGCTACCACAGGTGATAAAATCGCAATCCATGCCTTTACTGGTTCATTCTTAACAGTTCAAGGTGGTGGTGTCGGTGGTAGTTCTCTATTTACAGAAACTGCAAACAATACAATCTTTAACCATAATAGTAATGGTATAGTATTAAACGCAACCAATACTCCTTCTATCACTTCATTAGATACTGGTATAAACATTCAGTTAGAAGGTGTAACTAAAGTTGACGGTAATCTATCAGTTGATACTGGTCATACATTTACTGCTCCAACAATTACAGACGGAACAGGAACATTTACTGGTGGTAATGGTACTGGTTGGACAAGTATAACTTCTACTTCGTTTGCTGGTAACTTAACAGGTAACGTTGCAGGTGATACTACAGGAACACACATTGGGCCGTTGAGTTCAAGTTCAGGTAATATTCAAGTTAATTCAGCAACATACATAACAGAATTTAGAGGTGGTGGTTCAACCGAAGGACAGATTAGACTTAACTGTCATGTTAACTCTCATGGTCAAACTATTAGACCTCAACCACATAGTGAAGGTGTTACAAATACATTAACACTTCCTGCAGGTGGTGACCAAGAATTAGTTGGTACAACTGATACTCAGACTTTAACAAATAAAACTATTACAGGTACATTTACAGGAACTTTAACAGGTACAACTTCTGATATTTCTAATCATAGTATTACAGGATTGAGTGACGTTGGTGGAAGTGCCCCAAGTGACGGACAGATACTTGTTTATAGTTCAAGTAATAGCAGATACGAAGCTACAGACCAAAATACTTCTGACAGTGTGACAGAAGGTTCAAGTAATTTATATTTTACAAACGAAAGAGTTGACGATAGAGTTAATGCACTGATAGTTGGTGGAACAGGTATAGCAACTGTATATGACGATGCAAGTAACACATTAACAATTAATGGTTCTGCTCAATACGGTAATGAAGATGTCCTAGATTTCTTAGGTGGCGGTGGACTAGTAGGTGGAAATGGTATAGATTTAACTTATAATGATTCCGCTAATACATTAACCATTCACAGTGATATTGAAGGTGGTGCTGGTATGCTTGCAACTACAGAAGCTACAGGAGAAAACACCATAAATATCGGCGCAGGTAAAGGTATAAAAGTCAATGCAGATGATGTGCAAATTGACTACGAAGTAACTAACTCAGCTCCAGGCTCAGTTGGTTCAACTTCTGACGGTCACCTTTGGTTTGTGATATAGTGAATGAGTAATGTGTAATGTCAGACGAAATATATATAAACACCAAGAACACTCCGCATAGTCAACTAGGACAATTAGGTAGTTCAGGCAATTTTCAACAACCGTATCAAGGTCAAGCAGCTGTTACGGGTACTTTGCAGGCACAAAGAGCTGTAACTGGTCAAACTCCGACTACTTATCAGGCAAGATATCCATTTACTTACCAAGCAAACGCACGTGGAAGATATCCATATCCTGCAAACTCTCAGACGCCATATCCTGCTTCAGCACAAGGACAATATCCATTTACTTATCCTGCGATAGGACAAAATCCCTATACGTTTGAATATATCGCAAGATATCCATTCGCTTATCAAGCAAGGTATCCGTATCCTGCAAACTATACAGCACAGGGAAGATATCCTGCTAATGCAAGTGGTACATATCCTTATCAACAAAATTATCAAATAGCATATACTTTTCCGTATACCTATAGCGCCCGTAGACCTAGTCCTGCTAACCACCGTGGTACATATCCATATTCAGCGAGGACACAGGTAGTCAATAGGGCAAGATATCCGTTTACTACATCTACTCCCCTTTTTGGGCCTCACGGATATCAAGTTCCATATCCGTTCTTTTTTAGTTTTGACCCTAAAGACCCAGGCACAAATGCCCAAGGTCGAAGGCCTGCTAATAGACAAGGATATTATCAAGGGTCACAGAATGTAAGAGGTCGTACACCTTCTATTGCCAATGGAAGAAGACCTGTAAATGGTACAACTCCTTGGCCAGAACCTGAATTGAATTCACAGTTTCCGATTCCTTATGCGTATCAACAGCCTTATTCGTTTACTCCAAGAACACAACAACCATATATTGCAACTGGAAGATATCCATTTACACAGCAAAGTCAACAACCTTATATTACCAATGGGCAGGGACAGGGTAGTACACAACACCAAAAAAATGCTCAAGGGCCTTATCCATTCACTTATCAAGCAAGATATCCATACCCTGCAACTTACCAAGCAAGAGGAAGATATCCTGCTAGTGCACGTGGTATGTATCCAGCTCAAGCAAATGGACAACAACCGTTTAGTTATCAAGCAAACGCACGTGGAAGATATCCATTCATTTATACTGCACGTCAGCCAGGCACTTATCAAGCACAGGGAAGGTATCCATTTACATATCCTGCAAATGCTAGAGGAAGATATCCTGCTAGTGCACAGAATCCATATCCGTTCCAGCAGAACTATCAACAAAATTATATTTTCCAACAACCATATTCTACAACTAGAAGTATTGGTGCAGCTGCCAAAGTTAAAGCGGTGTACTTGAATGACGCTGGAACTTTAAGAAAATTACAAGAAGTATATGTAAATAATCAAGGAACACTAGAAAAAACTCACCAAACAGTTCCAGCAGCTCAATTTAGTAAATCATAATAGGTATAAATAGTTAAATGGCAATAATCGCAAACATATTCATAGACCAAGGTACAGACTTTGCTATACAAGTTGACCTAACAGATACAGTAGGTGATGTATTGAATCTCACTGGATTTACTGCGACTGCCCAATTAAGAAAAACATATGGTTCTTCAAATGCGGCCGCAACCTTTACATGTTCACATAATGGAGTTGGTGGAACAGTTACAATGACATTAACTGATACTATTACAACTGCTTTAGAAGCAGGAAGATATGTATATGATTTATTGATAACGGACAGTGGCGGTTCAATAAGTCGTGTCGTTGAAGGACAAGCAACAGTAACGCCAGGCGTAACGAGGTAAACATGGCAATTAAAGGAAAACTTAGAGGAACAGGAAATATCAAAGTACAAACTTTAAAAGTTGGAGTTACAGACGTTAATCTATCAGCAAAATCCATTCAGGAACTACAAGACGTAGAAGCTTCAGAAACTGATAAAGGGTATCTACAATACGACCAAACCACCGATAAGTGGAAAACTACCACAGTCATTGACGGTGGCACTTTCTAATCGTATAAATAGTATAAGACACATATCAAGGGAACAACCAGTGAGTTCCGACCCACATTGTGAGTGGATAGGTTCATTATGGATATACCCATGTGGGATTAATAACAGAATTATACGAGGAAAAAATAAATGGCAACAGTAATTCAAATTAAAAGAACGACTGGTGTTTCTAGCCCTACAGTATCGGATTTAGCAGAAGCGGAATTGGCGTATGTCCAAGACCGTTCTAATGACGGTGCGTCCTCAAAGTTGTTCATTGAGTCTGTAGATTCAAGTTCAAACCCAGTTATACATGAAATTGGTGGTAAATTTTTTACTGATATCATAAAGGGTTCTACACCCACACCTGCTAACTTAATTGTTGGTAATGGTGCGACTGCTGGTGCAGAGATTCAACTTAGAGAAGATTCTGACAACGGTACAAACTATGTTGCTTTGAAATCGCCAAATGCGGTTGGTTCAAATGTAACATTTACACTGATGGGTGCAGACGGTTCTGCTAATCAGGTAATTGAAACCGATGGTTCAGGAAATTTAGGTTTTAGGACAGTAACATCAACAATTGACGGTGCAACAGACACTAATATCACTTCAGCAGCTGACGGTGCAATGTTACTGTATGATACAGGAACATCTAAGTGGATAGATAACGTAATGTCAGGTGACGCTACTATGGCGGACACTGGTGTTATGACTATCTCAAATGACGCAGTCACACTTGCTAAAATTGCAGACGCAGTTATTATTACAGAATCAGAAGGTATCTCAAGTAATGATGTAGATACGGGGTTCCCAACAGCGGCTGCTGTTAAGGACTATGTTGATTCAAACATAACTGCTCAAGATTTAGACGTTACAGGTGATTCAGGAACAGGTGCGGTAGACTTAGATTCTCAAGCGCTAAATATCGTAGGAACAACAAACGAGATTGTAACTTCTGCGAGTGGACAAACAATCACAGTAGCTTTACCTGATGACGTAACTGTAGGAAATAGTCTAACAGTAACAGGTAACTTAACGGTTAACGGTACTACCACAACTGTTAACTCAACAACTACAACAGTAGACGACCCAATCTTTACAGTTGGTGGAGACAGTGCTCCTGGCTCAGACGACAACAAAGACAGAGGTATCGAGTTTAGATACCATGACGGTTCTTCTGCTAAAATTGGTTTCTTTGGATATGACGATTCAGTAAATAAGTTTACGTTTATCTCAGACGCTACAAACACTTCCGAAGTATTTTCAGGTTCAGCAGGTAATGTTGCATTTGGAAACATGGAAGGTGTTGGTTTAGCATTAAGTGGTTCAATAACTTCTGTAGACGGTTCTGCACCAACTAACGGTCAGATTCTAATGGGACATACTTCAAATGGAGATATGCAATTAGGAACAATCACTGCAGGTGAAGGTATTGACGTAACTAATGGTGCTGGTAGCATAACAATTACGGGAGAAGACGCAACAACGTCAAACAAAGGTATCGCAAGTTTTGCTAGTGCAAACTTTACAGTATCAAGTGGTGCAGTAACTATCACTGGTATTGACGGTGGGACATTTTAATTATTAGAATAGGGTAATACATGGCAACAGTCATAACGTTCAAGAAGTCATCGACTCAGAACGCTGTTCCAACTACCTCAGATATCACTCTTGGGGAATTGGCAGTAAATACTTACCACGGTAGGTTTTACACTGAGAAGAATGACGGTTCAGCTGCCATTGTAGAAGTAGGGTCTAATCCTGCATCATTCACTATTAATGACGCAATCACATTCCCCACTTCTGACGGTTCAGCTGACCAAATAATTACAACCGATGGTTCGGGGACTTTGACGTGGGCAGACCAAAGTGGCGGAAGTTATGGAACAGGTGCAACTTTTACCTTTTCTCTAACAGGAACCACAACCACTATATCAGGAAATGATGATGATGGGCAAGCATTGTCATATGATATTGGAAAAGAAGCAGTATATCTAAACGGTGTACTATTACAAGACGGTGGTGTTGACTACGCAACAACAAGTTCCTCAGTAATTACTCTTCAAGCAAATGGTGAAAGTGGTGACGTTGTTTGTATTAAAACACCTAAAAATCCAGGCGTATTAGTTGAAACTGCAAGTTCAGCATTGACAACTACTGATTCAAACCAAACTATTCTTTCAATTGCTTCTGCTGGAACAAAGTCAACTAAAATATCTTTGACTGCAGTTCATTCAACAGGTTCACATTCATGCGAAGTTCTCATGGGTAATGACGGTAGTAACGCATTCTTTTCACAATACGGTGACGTAACAACTACAGGTTCATTCTTGTATGATTTATCCACAACAATGTCAAGTGGTAATCAATTATTGAGAGCGACACCTGCTAATACTAATACAACTTTCTTTTTAACTTACAGTAGATTACCAGCACTCAAAAACGGTGAGTTGACAACTACAACTACAACTGCAGACCAAACATTAGATACGTGTTCAGTTGCATATGAAGGAGTTAAGTATTCATTACTTGCAGTTCATTCAAGTGGGTCACATGCGTGTGAGGTTGTAGTAGGTACAGACGGTACAAACGCATTCTTCTCACAATATGGCGATGTTATAACTGCAAGTTCTTTATTCACTCTAAATACATCAGTTAGTTCAGGAAATACTAATCTATTAGTAACTCCTGCTAATACGAATACTACGTTCTATTGGAACGTGACTAAGAGAGGAGAATAATGCCAAGGTCATTAGCATTCAAACTTGCAGAAATTTCTAGGCACATAGAATATGATGCCACTAATGACGATATTGTTGTAAGTAAAGAATTAGTTTCTTCAAGAAGGAAATCGGGTTCTACAACTACGACTGCGACAACTCAAGTCGCACTGGATACGTTTGCACATGCAACATTCTCAACTGCAAGATACATTGTATCCGTAACTCAAGGTTCAGATTATCATTCTACAGAACTTGTTATATCTCATAACGGTTCTAGTGCAGATATCCTTGAGTATGGTATTCTCAAATCAGGTAGTGATTTAGCAACATTCAGTGCTGATATCAGCGGTGCAAATGCAAGATTACTCATAACTCCTGCCTCTTCAAGTTCAACTGTCTTTAAATTTGATAGACAACTAGTAGAATCTTAATCCTAAACTCCGTTTAGTTATAAATAACAGTAGACATTTTTAATAATGCTGTGAACTGGGATAGTGAACAGTAAACGGAGGCGAACAGCGTGGCTGCAAAGAATTTTCATGTAAAAAACGGACTGAGTATCGGTACAACCGAGGTAATCAACAGCTCAGGTCTTATACAAACAGCCGCACTAGGAAGTGATTTTAACGAAAAGGTTGACGACAGAGTCAACGCATTAATCGTTGCAGGAACAGGTATTTCTACCTCATATGATGATAGTGCAGGCACATTAACAATCAACGGACAAGTCGGGGATATCACGGGCGTAACTGCTGGTGACGGTCTTTCAGGTGGTGGAACAAGTGGTGCGATAACACTCGCACTGGATAGTTCAGTAGCTGGTGACGGTCTTGCACATTCAAGTGGTGTTCTATCAGTCGGAGTAGACGATAGTTCAATCGAAACAGATTCAGACGCATTAAGAATTAAAGCAAGTGGTGTTACTAATGCCATGTTGGCAGGTTCTATTGCAAACGATAAACTATCAAATTCATCAATTACAGTTTCAGACGGCAGTAATACAACTGCGACAGCATTAGGTGGAACAATAACCTTTGCTGGTGGTGAAGGTATAGATGTTGCAGAAAGTTCAGGCACAGTCACATATTCAGCGGAACTTGCAACAGAAACAAACGCTGGTGTCGCAACATTTGACGGAACAGACTTTACTGTATCAGCTGGTGATGTCACGGTAAACGCAGAAAGAATTCAAGATATCGTTGGTGCAATGGTATCAGGAAATACTGAAAGTGGTATCACAGTTACATATGAAGACGGTGACGGTACTTTAGACTTCTCTACTACACTAGGTGGTCTTGCTGGTACTTCTGATAATATCACAGAAGGTTCAACAAATTTATTCCTTACCAACGAAAGAGTAGACGATAGAGTAAACGCACTATTGACTGCTGGTACAAACATGTCATTGACATATGACGATGCAGCTAATACTTTAACAATTGCGTCTTCGGGTAAAACAGAAGAAGAAATAGAAGACATTGTTGGTGCACAACTTGCTACAAACGGTTCACACACAAATATCACTGCAACATATGACGATGCTGGTGACGGTGCGGTAGACCTTGCAATTACAGACGCAACAATCAGAGGAAAGGTTTCCGTAACAGATTCAGGTGGAGACGGTTCACTTGCATACAATAACTCTACAGGTGTTATCACATATACAGGCCCAAGTGCGTCAGAAGTAAGAGCACATATCTCAGGTGGAACAGGTGTTACTGTATCAAGTGGTGAAATTGCAATTGGACAAGCAGTTGCAACAAGTTCAAATGTAACTTTCGCAGACGTAGCTGCAACAGGTAATTTGACAGTTACAGGTAACTTAGATGTAAACGGAACAACCACAACTTTAGACACTACAAACTCAACAATTACAGATAGATTGATTGAGTTAGGAAATGGTACAACAGGAACACCTGCAAATGATATGGGTATTGTTCTTGAAAGAGGAGACTCAGACAACGCATTTATAGGTTGGGATGAAAGTGCAGACAAATTCTTAGTAGGTACAGGTTCATTTACAGGTGCAAGTACAGGTGACTTAACAGTTACTACAGGAACACTTGTAGCAAACTTAGAAGGTAACGTAACTGGTAACGTAACTGGTGACTTGACTGGTAACGTAACTGGTAACGTTAGTGGAACTGCAGCTACAGTAACAGGTGCAGCTCAAACAAACATTACAAGTCTTGGAACTCTTACAGCATTAACAGTAGACGATATTAGTATTGACGGTTCAAAGATATCTATAGCCGATAACTCAGCAACTGCTCTTACCATTTCAGAAGGTAGTAATGACTATTTAACTTTTAATACTACAGACTCAGCAGAAACAATATTATTAGGAAAACCTCTTGATACAAATGGTAATGCAATTATTTTTGATGTAGATGGTGATACATCAATTGCTGGTTCACCTATTGATGATATGTTGATATTTAAATCTGGTGGAGCTTCATGGTTATTAGCTTCTGCAAATGTTGGTTTATCACCAAATGTTGCATTCCCCCTTGGTAATTCAAGTTATCCGTTTACCCATTTATATGTGGACAATATTTTTGTTGATGGTAATACAATTAAATCAGAAAATTCAGATGGCGATTTAATATTTAAAGGCAACGATGGCGGTTCAGAAATAACTGCTCTTACACTTGATATGTCTGAAGCAGGTGCAGCTACTTTTAATGCAGGAGTAACTGCTACTACATTTACAGGTGCATTAACTGGTAACGTTACTGGTAACTTAACTGGTAATGTCACAGGTAATGTTAGTGGAACTTCAGGTTCAACAACAGGTAATGCCGCTACAGCAACTGCATTACAAAATGCAAGAACAATCAACGGAGTATCTTTTGACGGAACTGGAAACGTAACAACCTTGACTGCAGGAACAGGTGTTTCTGTATCAGGAACCGAAGTTGCAATCGGACAAGCAGTTGCTACAAACAGTAACGTGACCTTTAATCAGATACACACCGACTACGCAAGTAATAGTGGACAAGTTGCAAGGAACATTTACCAATCAACTTCTGCTCCAAGTGGTGGAGACGGACAAGTCGGCGACTTATGGATTTTATACTCTTAATAAGGGTAACAGGATAATATAATATGGCATCAGGCTCACAGAAGGTTAAAACACCTACAGGCTGGAACGCAACTCAAGGTGCGTGGGTTAAAACGCCTGACGGTTGGCGTGCAGTAGAGCAAGTCTATATTAAAACGCCTGACGGGTGGAATAATGCTAGTGGTCAAGAAGATACACAACAACCTGCTCGAAGACCTGCAACTGGTAGACTTCAAGCACAAAGACCTGCAACTGGTCAATTACAGGCACAAAGACCTGCAATAGGAACAACACCTGCAAGAAGACCTGCGACTGGTAGACTTCAAGCACAAAGACCTGCATCAGGACAGTCGCCAAGCACTTATCAGGCGCAAGGAAGATATCCATATCCTGCCAATGCACAGGCACCTTATCCTGCTAATGGACAACAGCCAGGCACATATCCTGCTAACGCTCAGACGCCTGGCACATATCCTGCAAATGCTAGAGGAAGATATCCTGCTAACGGACAATCGCCAGGCACATATCCTGCTAATGCGAGACAGCCAGGAACTTATCAGGCAAGATATCCATTTACTTATCCTGCTAACTCACAAAGTCCATTTACGTATCAGGCAAGATATCCATTTACATACCCTGCTAACTCACAGTCACCATTTACGTATCAGGCAAGATATCCGTTTATTGCACCTACAACATATCAGGCACCTACAACGTATCAGGCAAGATATCCATTTATTACACCTGCGAGACAACCTTTCACTTTCTCATTCATGAAAGACGGGATAGTTTATAACGGTCAGAATCCTTTTACTACAAGTGCAAGGGGTAGGTATCCTGCTAATACAACGTATCCTGCTAACACGAATACAAATGCACGTGGAAGATATCCTGCCAACGCAAGGCAGCCAGGAACTTATCAGAATAACGCAAGAGGAAGATACCCTGCTAATGCAAGACAGCCAGGCACATATCAAAACAATGCACGTGGAAGATATCCTGCGAACTCACAGTCACCATTTACTTATCAGACGCCTTATAGAACTCCGTTTACATATCAGGCAAGATATCCATTTACATATCAAGCGTCTTATAGAATTCCGTCTACTTATCAGGCGTCTTATAGAACACCGTTTACGTATCAGGCAAGACAACCTAGCACGTATCAAGCACAAGGAAGATATCCGTATCCTGCTAACGCACAGACATCATATAATTTCCAACAGAACTATCAGAACCCATACCCGTTCCAACAGAATTATCAAAATCCGTATCCGTTCCAACAGAACTATCAGAACCCGTATCCGTTCCAACAGAACTATCAGAACCCGTACCCATACCAGCAGAACTATCAAAACCCTGTTCAACGTTGGGACGGTGTGTTACAACAACAATGGCCTGCAACACCTATTTCGTAACACACTAAATATACTCACATAAGTGAGATTTTTATTATGACAGAAATTGACCATTTAATTGATTTTATTCCATTTCGCCTAGACTGGACGCAAGAAAGTGTTCGTAGACAACTCTTTTATAAGAGCGGTCACCATATTGGCAATATTCCTGTTAACGAAGACGGTTCTATTGATACTGAATGTGACACATATAAAGTTGTACAATACTTTGTAGATAATGTTTATGTTCCTAATGTGAAATTAGTAACTTGGGGTGATATTAAAAAGTGCGGATTCATGCCTTTGGAATCATTTGGATTAGACTATCAAGCGTCTAATTATTTAAAGTATATTCCTAATTTCCATACTTACGGTGCTAGTATGAAAAAAATAACTACCGCAACGGGAGATATTACTGGTGGAAATGAAGATGGAAATGATATAACTGGTTCGGGATTTTATCATGGGTGTAAAGGACATTGGTTATTACATGATATTCAGAAGAATGGTTTAAATCAACCGATAACTATTGTATTACAAAAAAGCGGAAGAAACGATAGAATTGAATACAACCCACATATACACCCTGGCTCAGTACGACAAGGTGTATTCGGTGCGACAGACGATGAAAGTATGACCTGTATTGTTTGGGACGCATATAACGCCTTTGATTGGATAGAACCTTTAACTACTGATGAGTGGTTAAGAAGTTTTACTACACCACAGTTTGACGGCATGAGACCGACACAATTACATGTATCTTACAATTATACTAGTATTGAAGTGCAAACTTCGGGTGAATGGAATAATGGAAGGTCAGAACCCGATAGACAATGGAGAGAAAAAGTAAAGGATTTTTCTAAAAAGGTATCAGAAAAATTCAATGGAAAACCTTTAAACATATATCTTGGGTATGATTCAAGACATGAAGATATAACAGACGTACAAATAAATTCTATTAATCAAGCATGTCAAAGAGCAGTTAATGACTCACAGTGTAGATTTGAACCTGAAATAAAACTACTTGACGTATCAAAGATTCCCGAATATACTAGAGAGTACGCAAATCAATCGACAGAATTTACTTATAGCAGATTCTTAATTCCATACTTAGAAAATTATGAAGGGTTTAGTATATTCATAGATAATGATTTTGTATGGAAACAACCTTGGTATGAAATGTTTTATTTTCTACACCCCGACAATGCAGTAGCATGTGTTCAATATGAATATGAACTAGAAAAAATGTCTAAGACTAAAATGGGTGGTGAAGAGAATGTTATGTATCCTAAAAAGTTGTGGTCTAGTTTCATGATATTTAATAATGCTCATGAAGACTGTAAAAAATTAACACCCGAAGTTGTAAATACTGCGAGTGGTCAATACTTACACCAGTTTGAATGGACTGATAGTATTGATAGAATCCCTGACAAATATGTCTTTACAGAAGGCATGTCAGACGAAGATAAAAGATATCATGCGGTGCATTATACAAGAGGTGGCCCATGGATAAAAGATATGGACTGTAGTGACATATCGCAATTAAAGTTATACGAAAAGTATAAAAATATACTCAATAAATAAGAATAGAGGTAATATATTATGAATCAACTTGTTTTTACAGAAGATAACAATCTTCACATCACCAAACCAAACGGTTTGAGATACCAATTTGACAATGTCGAAAAACCAAATTTAGGTTTTGATTTTGACGTTATTGTTTATGACGGAGACAGCGAATTTAAAATTGTCGGTTACAACGATGACATTCCTTTCGATGAACAGGATAAACATGCACTTGTAGACGAAGAAAGAGACGCTATCGAACAGTTTATTGAACAGTCAGAACCACCAAATGGTATGTCCTTAAACAATCAGTTTATGGCAGACTTAGAAAATTTAACTCACGACAAAATAGAAGACTGTGCAATAAGATATAATTTTAGAAATCTTAACGAATGTGTATATGCTGGACGAGAAGGTTCTAATCATACGTATAGGTCAGAAGCACGTAGAGTTTTAGAATATGCAGATGCAACTTGGTCAATATGTTTTCAAACGCAAGAAGAAATAATGGCAACAAGAGAAGACCATTTGAAACCTTTTGACGAATACGTAGTAGTGTTGCCTGAAACAGTATCACCAAATAATATTTGTTAAAGTGAACGTTGTCTACCACGACAAACCTTTCAGACTAACGAAAGATAATTATCCGTTAGGGGATACCTTTCATGTTATCGATAATTATTTGGCGGACGAATTACACCACCATTGGGATAAGTCATTAGTCGCAAGTAACCTTTGGTCTAAAACTAATCAAGTTGCGTCCGATAGTAAAACAGGATTACCACATCATTCCTTTTGGGGTGGAACATTTTTTAGAGATGTTCCTAATCATGAACACGTAGATTGGTGTCAAGGAAATCAGATAAATCGTTCAGATACTTACTTTGCTTCATATTTTAATACTAGAGTAATGAATGACTTTGGTTTTCGTTGGGTTGAGTTTGATTACATGGGTTTGAATTCACAAACTCAAGGACTAGACGGTACATGTCATAATGATTGTGCGCCTGAATGTGAGTGGAACATATCTTTTTTGTATTACTTAAATACATTTTGGAATCCTAAATGGGGCGGTGACTTAAGAGTGTATGATGAAAATATTGGTAGCGGTGTTGCAGAAGAAATGAACAAACACGAAATAGGAAGAATAGAATTTAAACCAAACAGATTACTTATGTTTGACGGAAGGATACCTCATGGTGCAGAAGCACCAAAACCTTCTGCAAGATATGTAGATAGACGTTCATGTGTATTGCGTGGTTCAGAAATAAGATTAGTACCTCAAGAAGAACAAAGAAAAGAAGTTGCACCAAGACAACTAAGATATCAGAGATATATGAGATATGCCGACAATTGAGTTTAAAACATATAATGATACCGCATTTGAATTAATGCGTCCTGTACCTGCAAGTAAAATGCAACCCGATTGGTGGAAAAAATCTAAAGTGCATATGATTGATAAAGGGGTGGTTGGGATATCATTAAGAGCTTGTCCTGCAATGCATGATTGGTTATCAACAGGATATTATATCGCAACAAATAGAGATATACATTGTGAATTCAATCAAACTCTTGTAAGTGGTGGTGATTGGCATGCTACCGTTCCGCCTGACGGTGAAAATTTTGAAGCTTCATATGCTTCACCTACACATTCAAAACACCAACTAATGAATGATAATTTCTCATTCTTAAAAGGAGATGGTTCTGATGAAAATCCTCATGACGCATTCAAATTTAGAGTACCTTGGTCTGTAGTAACACCGCCTGGCTATTCTTGTTTATATCTTGACCCCTTTTTACATCAGAATAAATATTTTAGAACATGGCAAGGAACAATGGATACTGATATGTTTAATACCTTAACAGATAATACGCAGATTATTATGTATCCATTAAGTGACAAGTCTTTTGTTATACCTAAAGGAACACCCATAGTACAGATAGTTCCTTATAGGAGAGAACAGTGGACTGCGTCTTATATTAACATGGACGGGAGTGCATATATAAATGAAGTAAGTCATTTAACAAGTGAATACGGCAAACCTTCAATATCTGAATTGTGTGAAGTTGAGGGTGATGCAAGTTCGCCAGACGGACAGGTGCCTGGCGGATTTTACAGAAAATACATGTGGACGACTAAAGCAAAAAACTTTAAGGACGCTCCACCTAATGAATGCCCCTTTGACCCAAAAACAGGAGAAATGAAAAAGTGAAATACGAAGGATATACAGAGTTCGAGGCTAATAAAACTAAAGGTGATAACAATGTTGGAGTTGATATCGATAGTTTATACGAAGGACAAACTAATGTTCAAATAGAAGGTTTTGATGTAGGTACAGACGCCAGTACACCTGCTTTTTATATTTGGAATTCTATGAACTGGCACGAAGATACTTATTGTGGTTGGAAAACTTTTAAAGGTGAACAAGACCATAATACACTGTCAACAGTATGGGAAACGAGGTGGTGGCATTCAATCCAACCAGCACCTTACAAGTATGTGGGTGGCCCTTATAGAGCTGCTGTTGCAGATTATACTTTTGGTGTGTTTGGATTATTCTTTTGTCAAAGGTTTGTTCCAATTACAGATTTGAGAGTCACTTATGACAAAGCAATTAAAGTAGGTGATACTATAGAATGTGTAATAACAAACACTGTAATTGAAAATGACATTTTGAAACAAGAGTTAATTCAAAGAATTTACGGTAGTGATGAAATTGTTGGTCGTGCTTGGGCAAGTCACTTCATGAAGAAGAAAGAAGACTATAAAGAAAAACAACAAGACTTAACTGAATTAAATGGTGACGGTAATCGTGACCGAGGAAGGTACGGGGAAGATGTCAGTTAGATTACTGTTTCCACATTACGTATTTCAAAGAAATATGTTAGACCCAAATCTTGACGAAAGTCAAGGATATGATTTGGAGTATAACGAAATGTTAGTTGCAGAAGTTGACGCAATGCGTAAGCGTGACCCTAAAGGTAGACTTGTATCTAATTCACCTAACCCTGCTACAATGCATAGGTCGGGTTGGCAGTCTAATGACGGTTGTGAAAGTAGTCCAGTCTTTCAGAAATGTATGAATCGTATCAGTAAGTTTTTTTCTGACGAGGTTTTACCTTTTCATGGTATTCAAAATTCTAATGGTCTTAAAATGAGGCCAGGCAATTCATGGGCAAACATAAATGAAACTATGTCTTGGAATAGACCTCATACTCATAATGGTTGTTGGTATTCAGGTGTTTTATATCTAAAAGCAGACGGAGATGAAGGTAACTTTTCTGCAATTGATACAGACTCTAAAGTTCTGTCTATGTTTCCGCACCACCAAAGAGTTAGAACTAATTGGGACGTTCAACCTAGAACAGGAGATATTCATATATTTTCTAGTGGTTTAATGCATATGGTTGAACCTAATATGACTGACAAAGAAAGATATAGCATATCGTTCAATATGGATTTACATGACGTGGTAGGCCCAACTGGATTCTTTCCTGATAATGGTGCTGGTTACTTTGGTCAAGACTTTACTGTTGATGAATGGAATCCTGATGAATTTTCATTTAATTTAGACGAAAGAGGAAATCCAATACGTTAATTCCATAAATAACCGTATGGAAGAAAACCTAATAGCCTTTGACGCACACTTACTTTGGAATATAGTTCTAACCTTTATTCTCATGCCTTTAGGTTTCTTAATCCGTAACCTATTATCTGAACAAAAAAGAATTGATATTCTTATCAATAAAACACGTGAAGAAGTCGCCAAAGACTACGTAACACGTGAACAACTATCCAAAGAACTAGAAAGATTAATGGATACCTTAGACAGAATCGATACCAAAATCGATAGACTACAGAATAAAACTTACTTCCAAGAATAATTCTTATAAATAGTAGTATTAAAGGAAAATACTACTATGGCCGCACCAAATTCTAAAGACACATTTAAACAGTACATCAAGCGTGCTCTTGGAGCTCCAGTAATAGAAATCAATATAGATGATGACCAACTGGACGACAGAGTAGACGAAGCATTACAATACTTTCGTGAATATCATTATGACGGTAGTATCAAAACATATTTAAAACACCAATTGAGTGCTAACGATATCGCTGGATTAAAAACAGACGAAACGTTTACAGAAAACGCAGCTGGTACTCACGCAAAAACAGACCAACAATATAAACAACAACAAAACTATATTGTTTTACCTGAGTTTATATTATCAGTTATAAACATATTTCCATTTGCAGATAAACATAATCTTAATATGTTTGATATTAGATATCAATTAAGACTCAACGACATATACGATTTAACAAACACTAGTATTCTATACTATGAAATGGTTCAACAGCATATCAGTATGTTAGACCAAATCTTAGTGGGTCAAACACCTATCAGATACAATACTCACATGAATAGACTATATCTTGACATGGACGCTGACCAAATCAACGCAGGTGAGTTTATCATTATAGAGTGTTACAGAAAGATAGACCCAAATGATTTTACAGACATATACAATGACATGTGGTTGAAAAGATATGCAACTGCTTTGGTCAAGTATCAATGGGGACAGAACTTATCTAAGTTTGGTGGTATCGCACTGCCAGGCGGAGTGGTGCTTGAACCCGATAACATAAAGACAGAAGCACTAGAAGAAAAAACAAGGTTAGAGGAAGAATCTAGATTGAACTACGAAATGCCTGTATTAGATATGATGGGGTAATAAATGCCAACTAACGTATTCTTTAACCATGCAGTTCAGAGTGAACAACATCTATATGAAGATTTAGTTGTTGAATCTCTTAGAATGTATGGACAAGAGACATTCTACTTACCAAGACAGATAGTTGAAACAGATACTATTTTTGACGAAGACGTGCAGTCCAAATTTGGTGACGCATACTCAGTAGAAATGTACATTGAAAACGCCGAAGGATTTGAGGGCGAAGGCGACCTCATGTCTAAATTTGGTGTAGAGATACGTGACCAAGCAACATTTGTTTTATCGGTAAGAAGTTGGGAAAGGTTTGTCGCCACAGACCAAAATTTAGCAACTAGTCTTAGACCTAACGAAGGAGATTTAATTTATCTTCCTTTATCAGGTTCATTATTTGAAATTAAATTTGTAGAACACGAACAGCCTTTCTATCAAGTAGGTAAACTATTTGTATTTAAACTACAGGCAGAACTATTTGAATACGCAGGTGAAGATTTTGATACTGGTTCAGACGCAGACTTTGTTGAGGCAGAACAAGCATACAGAGTTGACTTGAGAATGACCGCTGATGCATCACCACCAAGTCCATATACTCTTGGTGAAAATGTAACATTAAATGGAACTGTTGTAGGTGAGGTTGTTGGATTTAGAGCTGACATAGCACCTGGCCAATTAGAAGTAATACACGTAACTACTACATTTAAAGTTGGTGATACTATTGTTGGTGCAAGTTCGGGTACTTCAAGAGTTATCAATAGTATAGAAGATGTGATATCTATGTCTCAGGACGGAAATGCTCAGAACTTAGACTTTGAAGGTAAAGCAGATAACTATCTAGACTTCTCAGAAACGAATCCATTTGGTGAGGTTACATAATGTTTGGTACACGTTTTTATAACGAAACAATGAAACGAGCAGTTTCAATATTTGGAACTTTGTTCAATAACATTGACGTTGCTGATATTAAAACAGACGGAACTGTTTTGAATATAAGAAAGGTTCCCATAAGTTATGGCCCAAAAGCAAAGTTTCTTGCGAGACTTCAAAACGAAACAAATCTGAATGACGGAAACAGAACTGCTATCTCATTACCTAGAATAGCATTTGAAATTTCAGGTATCGAATACGATACGTCTAGACAAAACAATAAACTAATTAGAAATACTAAGAATACTCAAGAGACTGATAAAGTCAATCGTAGGTTTCAATATGCACCTGCACCATATAATATAAACTTTACATTGTCTGTAATGGCAAACAAGATGAATGACGCATTACAGATAGTAGAACAGATACTTCCATATTTTCAACCCGATTACACAGTCACCATGAAAATGATAGACGATATGTCTGATAATAGAGACGTTCCTGTCATTTTAAATTCAGTATCGTTTGAAGATACTTATCAAGGTGGTTTCGAGGAAAGACGTACAATTACATATGACTTAGAATTTCAAATGCAGTTATACTTTTTTGGCCCTGTTTATCAAGGTAAGATTATTAAAAACGTTATCGAAAGAGATTACATTGGTGACGGTAATACAGGATTTACATCTTCCGAAATAACTAGCGCAGGTCTTGTAAAAGAAGTTAAAAGTTATGAACCTGCATTTGAAAATAGAACTAACAATGCGGTTTCAAATTCTTCAACAGTTACATTTACAACAGCACTAGACGCTGATATAAGTGTAGGAGACGAAGTATTTGGAACTGGAAATACAACTAATCCAACTATAAGTAGTATTGCAACTGATAAACTAAGTATGGTTCTTAGTGCAAATATTACTCTTGACGCAAACAAGAGTTTGAAATTTGTTGGTTCAGTAAATACTAATGATACGTTTGTAGTAGCGGAAACAGTTTCATTCTATGACGATGGAACAAACAAAACCTACACAGACAACTTAACAGATGATGCATAATTATGACAAAAAAAGTAGACGAAAAGTTAAACGACTTGCTCGATATTAACACCTCTTTAAAAAAAGAAACCAAAGCGGTTCCTGTGATTCGACCTGATAAAGAGCAGAACATAGAGACTGACTACAGGTATGCGAGAGAACACCTCTACGACCTCATAGAACGAGGCCAAGACGCAATTGACGGTATCCTAGACCTATCTAAAGAGACAGAACACCCACGTGCCTACGAGGTTGCAGGACAGTTAATTAAGACTGTAGGGGAAACTGCAGAGAAACTTATAGACCTTCAAAGTAAAATGAAGAAACTAGAACAAGACGATACTAAAATCAGAGACCAACATAATCATTTATACGTGGGGTCAACCAGTGAACTACAAAAGTTCCTAAAGAAAAATAATGGTACAAGCGAAGAATGAAGGTTATCTAGGCAACACGCAAATTAAACGTGTTGGTATAGAAACCAAATATACAGAAGAAGAGTTAGCGGAATACATGAAGTGTTCCAAAGACCCATGCCATTTTATTGAACAATACACACAGATTATCTCTCTTGACGAAGGTATGGTTCCATTCAAACTTCGTGGATATCAGGATAAACTAATTCAACATTACGACAGTAATAGATTCAGTGTCGTACTTGCAAGTAGACAGAGTGGTAAATCAATCACCTCATGTGCATATCTATTGTGGTTCTTATTGTTCCACCCCGAAGTAACTGTAGCTGTACTTGCAAACAAAGGTGCGATTGCGAGAGAAATGATAGCACGTATCGTAACTATGTTAGAGTCTGTTCCATTTTTCTTACAGCCAGGCGTAAAGATTTTAAACAAAGGTAATATAGAGTTTGGTAACGATAGTAAGGTTGTTGCAGCTGCAACTTCCAGTAGTAGTATCCGTGGACTCTCAATAAATATGTTGTACCTTGATGAGTTTGCATTCGTAGACGATGCAGAGACATTCTATACTGCAACATATCCCGTTATTACATCAGGTAAAGATTCAAAGGTTATTATTACTTCCACTGCAAACGGTGTGGGTAATATGTTTCATAAAATATACGAGAGTGCAGTACATGGACAATCAGAATACAAAGACTTCACAATTAACTGGTATGACGTGCCAGGCAGAGACGAAGCATGGAAAGAACAAACAATTGCAAACACCTCAGAAGCACAGTTTGAACAAGAGTACGGAAACTCGTTTTTGGGAACTGGTAACACTCTCATTAACTCGAATACTTTACTTGGGTTAAAAGCATATGACCCTGAATGGTCAAAAGAAGAATTCTACATGTATGAAAAACCCATAGAAGGTCACCAATATGTTATGTGTTGTGACGTTGCGAAAGGGAGAGGTATCGACTTCTCAACGTTTAGTATCTTTGACGTATCTTCTAAACCATTCAAACAAGTTGCGACATTTAGAAACTCTTTAATATCACCATTATTGTTTCCCGATTTGATTGCAAAGTATGGTAAAGCATATAATGACGCAACTGTTATCATAGAAAACAATAATGAAGGAAGTATTGTTGCGTCACAATTGCATTATGATTTAGAATATCCTAATGTTTTCGTACAAGGACAACTAAAAGCAGAAGATATTGGTGTAACAATGTCTAGAAAAATCAAAAGAATTGGTTGTTCTACATTAAAAGAACTATTAGAAGAAGATAGATTGCAATTATTAGACAGATGGACTATCACTGAGCTCATGACTTTTGTAAATAAGGGTAGAAGCTTTGAGGCTGATAGAGGTTATCATGACGATATGGTAATGACATGTGTACTATTTTCATGGTTTGTAACTACAGATTACTTCTATCATTTAACAAATTATCAAGTCAAAGAGTTGTTATATTCTGAACAGCAGAAACTTATTGAAGAGGATATGTTACCTGCAGGGATTTTCGGGGACAGACCGATAGAAGAAGAGTCTTTTGTAGATAGTTCAGGGGATAGGTGGTTTGCTGACCCGTTAGACAATATAAAGTTATAAATAAAACAGTAAACAACTTTTGACATTAACAGGAGAAAAAGTATGGCATTTCAAGTATCACCAGGCGTACAGGTTAAAGAGATTGACCTTACAAATGTTGTGCCTGCAGTATCCAGTACAACTGGTGCTTTCGCAGGGACATTCCAATGGGGCCCTGTTGATGAAGTAGTAACAATTTCAGACCAAAAGGGACTAGTAGAGAATTTTCACGAACCTGCTAACACCAACGGAGCTGCAGAGGACTACTATTCAGCTGAAGGATTTTTAAGATATGGTTCTTCTCTAAGAGTAGTTAGAATAAACTCTACAGGATTGTTTAGTGCGAATTCAGCTGGACATGGTTCAACGCTAATAAAGAATAGTGACGAATATGTTCAATCTTACCAAAGTGGTGCCTTATCAGGTACAGCAGGAAGGTGGGTAGCCCGTCACGCAGGAGTTTTAGGAAACTCCTTAAAAGTATCTGTTTGTTCAACAGCAACTGCCTTCGAGACAGACAACGCTGGAACATCTACAGGAAATAACGCAGTTGGAGCGCTTTCAATAACAGGTGTTGCAAACGCAACTACATTGTTTAGAGTAAGAGATATTATCACATTTGATAATCACTTAGGACAAGAATACAGAATTACCGCAAGTTCAGGTACAACTCTTACTATTGAAGCAATTAACCAACCTGCAAACACAGGATTAACAACAGCAGTTGACGGTTCAAGTACACCAGTCAATATAAACAGGAAATGGGAGTTCCATTCTTTCTTTGATAAAGCTCCAGGCACTTCCGCATCTGCAGCTGCTGTCGGTGCATCATTAGACGAATGTCACGTAGTAGTAAGTGACGAAGACGGTGTGTGGAGTGGAACTCAAAACGAAGTTCTAGAAACATTCGGTTTCGTATCACTTGCAAGTGACGCTAAAGACGCTCAAGGTGCATCAAACTACTACAGAGACGTAATTGAAAGAAAATCAACATACGTATACTGGGCAGGTCACTCTACAGGAGATGACGGTTCACCAGTAACTGGTACTCACGATAGTGGTAATGAACACAGAACATTAGCAGAATCTTTATCAGATGGTTTCGGTGTAATGACTCTTCCAGTAAATGACACACTTTCAGGTGGTTCAAATGGTAGAATGCCAACAGCCGCTGAGAAGTTCGGTGCATGGTCAACACACTTCGGTGACGCTGAAACAGTAGATATCTCATTCTTAATCGTAGGTTCTTCAAGAACTGATAACGGTTCGGGAACAGAACAAGATATCTTAACAGATTGGACAACTTTAACAAACCAAGCGATTCTTCTTTGTGAATCTAGAAAAGATTGTATGGCAATCGTATCACCAAGAAAGAATGACGTAGTTGGAGTTTCCTCAGAATCAACACAATCCGCAAATGTAATTGCCTCCGCTAATACTGCAACAAGTTCTTCTTATTCAGTTATGGATAGTGGTTGGTTATACATTTACGAAAGATATAACGACAAATACTGTTGGATTCCAGGCAATGGACATACTGCAGGTCTAATGGCAAGAAGTGACTTATTAAGAGACCCATGGTTCTCACCTGCTGGTTTCTCAAGAGGTCAATACTTAGGTGTAACTAAACTTGCATTTAATCCTTCACAATCGTCTAGAGACGACTTATACAGTGCAAGGGTTAACCCAATTGTTACATTCCCAGGCCAAGGAACAGTCCTATTTGGTGACAAAACTATGTTATCAACACCTTCTGCATTCGATAGAATCAATGTAAGAAGATTGTTCATAGTCCTAGAAAAGGCAATCGCAACTGCCGCTAAAGCACAACTCTTTGAATTCAATGACGCATTCACAAGAGCACAGTTTAGAGCTGCTGTAGAACCTTTCTTAAGAGACGTGAAGAACAGACGTGGTCTTGTAGATTTCCAAGTATTATGTGACGAAACAAACAACACTGATAGTGTTATCGATAGAAATGAATTTGTATGTTCTATCTTCGTTAAACCTAACAGGTCGATTAACTTCATTACATTGAACTTTGTTGCCGCTAGAAGTGGTGTAGAGTTTAGTGAATTATACGGTGCAGTCTAAGGGAGAAATAAATGGCAACAATAGATGAATTTAAAGCGCAACTAATCGCTGGTGGCCCTAGAGCTAATAGGTTCCGAGTCTTCATACCTAGAACAGGTAATAAGATAGAGTTTCTATGTCAAGCTGCTCAGATTCCCGCTATGACTGTCGGTCAGGTCACAGTTCCATTCAGAGGAATGAACTTGAAACTTGCTGGAGACAGAACCTTTGAACCATGGGCAGTTACTGTAATCAACGATGTTGAATTCAGTGTAAGAAATGCCCTAGAATCATGGCAGTTGGATATCAGTCAGTTAGACTCAGGTATCGGTGCGATTAATAACGATTACTTGTTATCACGAGCATTCGTTGAACAGTTAAACAAAGATGACTCAGTCCTTGCGAGATACGAATTCTTCAATATGTTCCCTCAAAATATCGGTGGTATTGAACTGAATATGGGAACTGCTGACGAAGTTGAAACTTTTGAAGTTTCATTTGACTATTCTCACTGGGAAAGAGTTATTTAATTAAAGTGAAATACACCCTTTTAGGGGAGTATAAATATTAGTATGGAAATTTTTGGGTTTGAAATATCCCGTAAAAAGGATGAACTACGAAGCATAGAGGTGTCTAAGGCACCTTCCTTCGTCCCCCCTGTTGAAGATGACGGTACACCCGTCATTCAACAACAACCAGGCGGGTTCATATCAGGTGGAGCATATGGTTCCTACATTGATATGGAAGGTGGTATCAAGAATGAGGTTGGTCTCATTACAAGATACCGTGAAATATCTCTAATCCCTGAGTGTGACTCAGCGATTGAAGATATTGTTAATGAGTGTATTACATCGGATTCTCAAGACAAGATTGTATCACTCGACCTCAGAAACGTAAAACTTTCTGATAGTATCAAAAACAAGATACATGACGAGTTTAATCATATTCTTGCCTTAATGAAGTTCAATCAGAACTCTCACGAATTATTCCGAAAATGGTACATAGATGGAAGGATATACTTCCATAAGGTCGTTGACGGCAAACGTCCGAAAGCAGGTATTGTAGACCTAAGAAACATTGACCCACTTAAAATTAAGAAGGTCAGAAATGTAATCAAAGGTAAATCGGACAAAGCAGGTGTTGACGTAATAAAACAAGTTGAAGAATTTTTTGTCTTCAACGATAAAGGTTTTGATAAATCTTCAGCGAATGACGGAACGTCCGTGAAGATTGCTCCCGAAGCAGTATCATATACTACATCGGGTTTATTAGACTACACAAAGAACGTAGTCATTGGGTATCTTCATAAAGCATTGAAGACTGCAAACCAGTTATCAATGATGGAAGACGCACTAGTTATCTATAGGATATCACGTGCACCCGAAAGAAGGATTTTCTACATTGACGTAGGTAACCTTCCAAAGGCAAAAGCAGAACAGTATTTGTCTGAGGTTATGAACAAGTATAGAAATAAACTTGTTTACAATGCAGACACAGGTGAAATCAAAGATGATAGAAAACATATGTCTATGTTGGAAGATTTTTGGTTACCTAGGAGAGAAGGTGGACGTGGGACAGAGATAACAACTTTGCCAGGCGGACAAAATCTCTCGGAGATAGAAGACATTGAATACTTTAAGTCGAAGTTATACAAGAGTTTAAGTATTCCAGCTTCTAGAATGGAAGCAGACGCAGGATTCAATTTGGGACGTGCGTCCGAAATCCAAAGAGATGAACTTAAGTTTAATAAGTTCACGAATAGACTTCAAAAGAAGTTTAGTAGAGTATTTGTTGACGTTTTAAGAACTCAATTGATACTAAAAGAAATTGTAAGTGGCGAAGAATTTGACAAAATGGTCAAAGACTTCGTACAGTTTGATTATGCTAGCGATAACCACTTCGCAGAGTTGAAAGACGCTGAAATTATGCGTGAGAGACTTGAGACTTTATCAACCGTAGACGAGTATGTTGGTAAGTATTATTCTCAGGAGTTTGTACGTAAGAATATCTTAATGCAAACAGAAGAAGAAATGAAACTTATGGACAAACAAATGGAAGACGAGGGTGGAGACGAAGAAGGTGGTGACGATGAATTTGGGGGATTTTAATAAATGACTGAAATAGCAAAAAAGATAGTTGACGAAATAGAACAAGGTAAGTTGCAAGACGCTAAGGATTCTATTTTTGACGGCATTAAAGAGAAAGCTGCCCAAGCAGTGGACATGAAGAGAGTGGAAGCAACGGTTGATTGGATGAAAAATGAACCTGAAGCTACAGCAGAGGAAGAGTAAATGAAATCTTTTGCATCTATATCAAGAGAACTTTATGAGGCGAAATTTAAGTTGCCTAAAAAACATAAAGAACTTAAAGTAGATACAATGAAAACTGGTGGAAAGACCTACAACATTACCTATAGTAAAATGGGTAAAGACATTTACGCATTCGTTAATAATAATGAAACAGGGCCTTACAAGGACTTGAAGGACGCAGAAAAATCTGTGAAGGAATTATCCAAACTCTTTAAACAAATGAATTTTGAAGGGGTAACAGAAGAGGAAATTTTCAATGAAATTAATTTCAGAGTATAACGAAGCAAAACCATTAATCGAATCAAAAGAAAATGGTAAAAAAGATTACTTTATCGAAGGTGTCTTTATGCAAGCAGACATAAAGAATCGTAACGGAAGAATCTATCCCAAAGAAATCATGGCAAAAGAAGTCAATCGTTACGTAAAAGAATTCGTAAACGAACAAAGAGCATTCGGTGAGTTAGGACACCCCGAAGGGCCAACAATCAATTTAGACAAAGTATCCCACATGATTACCGAACTTCACGAAGACGGTAGTAATTGGGTAGGTAAAGCAAAAATTTTGAGCACTCCAAATGGTGAGATTGTAAAAAATCTTATCAATGACGGTGCAAAACTAGGTGTCTCTTCAAGAGGACTTGGTTCATTAGAACAAAAATCAGACGCACAGTATGTGAAGTCGGACTTTCAACTTGCAACTGCAGGTGATATTGTCGCAGACCCTTCAGCGCCAGATGCCTTCGTAGACGGTATCATGGAAGGTGTTGAGTGGATTATGGACAATGGAATCCTAAAAAGACAAGAAATGGAGTCTATGAGAGAAGTTTTAAAGAACGAAAAGCAGGTTAGACTTGAAGAAACAAAAATTAATTTATGGAAAACGTTCGTTAAGAACTTATAACATATAAATAAAAAAGTAAACTCAAACAGGAGAAAAATATGGCAGAGTTAGATACAAACCAAGATGAGCTATTAGAGGCAGGACAACCTGACGCTAAAGCTGAGAAAGGTGACAAAAACCCGCCTAAGCAAGGTTCAAGTGATTCCGCTAAAATAGAAAGTGGAAAAGCTGAAGTCGTCAAACCCGAAGAAAATCCTGTTGACAAAGCTGTCGATTCTGTAGATAAAGCAGAAGATGGAGTCAAAGAGATTTCCGCAGACCCACAACAAAAGGGTGAAGGGAAACCTGATAAGGCTGAAAAAATCAAAGAAGGCGAAGGCGCTGACGAAGAAGCAGAAGTTTCTGAAGCAGAAGAAAAAGTTCCTTCCAAGATGGAAACAATCAAAGCTATGGTCAACACAATGAAGGAAATGAATAAAGAAGACCTTCAAGGTATTTTCTCTTCTATTTCAGAAGATGAGGTTGACGAGTCTTTGACTAAGGCAGAAATCGCAAGAAACATTGTCGAACTAGTTAAAAAACTAGATGACGAAAAGGTTCAAGAGATGTACGGCAAGATGAAAGGTGTCGAGGACGAAGAGGAAGAAGACGAAGACAAGAAGATGAAAAAAGAATCTGTTGACGAAGAAACTTCCGAAGAACTCGAATCTAAACTTGTAGAGATTGAAATTGAAGACGACCTAAATGCAATCTCAGAAGCATTAGACTTGTCAGAAGAGAACCGAGAAAAAGCTAAAACAATCTTTAAAGCTGCAGTATCAAGTAAAGTTGCAGAAGTTGAAAAAGGATTGAAAGAAGCTTACGAAACAGAATTACAAACCTCAGTAGATAAGGTCAAAGCCGACTTAAGTGAAGCAGTTGACAAATACTTGTCTTACGTTGCTGACGAGTGGACGAAAGAAAACGAATTAGCTATCGAGAGAGGTTTGAAAGCTGAAATGACTGAAAACTTTATTTCAGGATTGAAAACATTGTTCGTAGAACATTATGTTGACGTTCCCGAAGATAAGTATGACGTGATTGATGAGCTTTCTAATCGTCTCGATGAGATGGAAGTTAAACTTGACTCCGAAGTTCAAACAAATATGGACATCGCAGAAGAGTTGAACACTCTCAAGAGAGAAAATGTGGTAAGGGATGCGTCTTCGGACTTAACTGAATCACAGAAAGAGAAATTAGAATCACTTGCAAACGGTGTAGACTTCAATGACGAAGCTGACTTCCAAGAGAAGATTGGTGAAATCAAAGAAGCATACTTCGGTATTGAAGGTGAATCTATTTCTGAGGATACCGTAGTTGAAGAAGGAACTGGAACGCTTGAAGATGAAAACTCTTCACCTGTTATAGACCCTTCCCTTCAAAGGTATTCTGACGCAATTAGTAAACTAAAACCATTAGGTTAATTTAAAGGAGATTAAAAACAATGTTTTTATCTGAAAACTTACAGGAAAAGTGGCAACCTATCCTAGAGCATTCTGATTTGCCAAAAATCGAAGACTCTTACAAGAAGGCTGTTACCGCAGTAATCCTAGAAAACCAAGAAAAAGCTCTTAACGAAGATAGAGTTTCTCTTGACGAAGCTGCACCTTTAAATGCTACTGGCAGTTCTGCTGTATCTAACTGGGATCCAATCCTAATTAGTCTAGTAAGACGAGCTATGCCTAACTTGGTTGCTTACGACATTTGTGGTGTTCAACCAATGACTGGGCCAACAGGACTTATCTTTGCTATGAAAGCAAGGTATAACGACTATCCGACTCAAGGACGTGAAGGTAAAACTGAAGCTTTAGGGCTTGACGAACCTCATACTCCTTATTCGGCTGCTGCTCAGACAACTTCAGCTGGTGCATTAACAGCTGCAATCAGTGACCCATTTGACACTAGTTCGCCTTCTTATGAAGACACAACTGGTTCAGGTATGTCTACTGCAACTGCAGAAGCATTAGGTGATGTCGAAGCTTCCAACGGATTCGCTCAAATGGCTTTCACAATTGAGAAAGCTACAGTAACTGCTAAATCAAGAGCACTTAAAGCGGAATATACTTTAGAATTGGCACAAGACCTTAAAGCAATTCACGGTCTAGACGCTGAATCTGAACTCGCTAACATACTATCATCTGAAATCCTTGCGGAAATCAACAGAGAAGTAGTAAGAAACGTTAACATACAAGCTAAAGTAGGTGCATCTGCAACTGCTTCTGCTGGTACTTTCAACTTAGATGTTGATGCTAACGGACGTTGGTCAGTTGAGAAATTCAAAGGTCTATTATTCCAAATAGAAAGAGAATCAAATGTAATCGCAAAAGAAACAAGACGTGGTAAAGGTAACTTTATCCTTTGTTCTTCTGACGTTGCATCTGCTTTATCAATGGCTGGTGTATTAGATTATACTCCTGCGCTTAACACTGACATTAACGTTGACGATACTGGTAATACTTTTGCTGGTGTTCTAAACGGTAGAGTTAAAGTTTATATCGACCCATATGCTGGTGTTGATTACTTGACTGTCGGTTACAGAGGGTCTAACCCTTATGACGCTGGACTTTTCTATTGCCCATACGTTCCATTACAAATGGTTCGTGCCGTTGGTGAGAATACTTTCCAACCAAAAATTGGTTTCAAAACTAGATACGGAATGGTATCTAACCCATTCGTAGGTTCTACACCTGCTAATGGTCTAGCTTCTGCTGGTACAAACCAATACTACAGAAAGTTCGCAGTATCTAACATTCTATAAAGAATAGTTACTCAACCGAAATTAAAAACCCCAGTTCGCTGGGGTTTTTTTTGTTCTAAATAAAAGTGATACAAATCATTCGTGCAGGACGGTAGTATCTAAAACCCCACTTCGGTGGGGTTTTTCTTTTTTGTGTCTCAATTGTGACAGTTGTGTGACACTTTCGTGTCTATATACTATATGGCGTATATAAAACAAATAAACAAAAGATTTCATAAATTTATGAAGTGCGGTAGACTACCCAAGGTTATCAAACTAGCAGGACTCAGTGAGTTAAAGTTAGAATCAGAACAGTCTTAGAAATTACCTAAATAGGTATATGACTACGATTAACAAATCTATACTTCAAAAGAACAACTTTAGACTTCTCATCGATAAAGTTCCAACGGTGGAATACTTCGTGCGTACTGCAAATATTCCTGGCATATCATTCAGTGAGACTGCTGTACCAGCAGGTATAGGACTGGACGCATATTTTCCAGGCGATAAAGTTGAATTTGAAAAGTTATCTGTATCGTTTTTGGTAGACGAAGATTTACAGAACTTCAAAGAAGTATATGATTGGATGGATTCTATTGTACCTATACAAGACCCGTCTAAGTACAAAACACTTGTTGGTACAACTGCAACAGCAACAAACCAGTTTTCAAGTGCAGGTAATGACCTAAGTCAATATAGCATGATTACACTCGTACTAAATACAAATAAGAATATACCAAACAGATTCTTTAAATTTTATGACGCATTTCCAACGTCACTAAGTGGATTGGAACTTGCATCAGGAGAGAGTGGTGAAGCTGTAATATGTACAGTAGACTTTAGATTTACTTATTATGAGATAGGAACCACTAGTTAAAAACACATTTTCGTGATATAATTATAGTATGAACTTAGAAGAGCTACGCAAAGAGTGGGCTAAGGATTGTGAAGTTGACGATATCGAACTAGATAAATCGTCTCTAGAAGTCCCCAAACTACACGCAAAATATCAAGAATTCTTGACCGATAATATATTGGTTCTCAAGAACTTAGAATTCCAATACAATATCCTGCTTAAAAATAAGTGGTTATGGTATAACGGAAAGATGTCTGAGGAACAAATAAAAGAACTTGGTTGGGAAGACGACCCCTTTGACGGTCTCAAAGTCATGAAGAATGATATGCAGATATGGTATAACGCTGACCAAGACTTACAAAGAATGAATGGTAAAGTGGAGTATCAAAAAATCGTTATCAACTTCTTGAAAGAGTGTATGCAAAATATCACTTGGAGACACCAAACGATTAAGAATACAATCGACTGGCGAAAGTTTATGGCGGGACAATGATACTCAATAATTATATGTTTACAGCACCTGAATTCTTTACTAGAGAAGAAGTTGCACAAATACATCAACATGCCAAAGGAATTCCATTAGATTTAGGACGTACAGGAAACGGACAAATGAATGACCCTGATAGGGCACCTGACTCAGTAGACATGTCCGTGGCAGCTGAAATAAGACAATCAAAGGTAAAATGGTTTCTTGGTCAAGACCCAAGGTATAGAATGCCTGACAATATCATGGAAAAGATTAATGAGATTGTTGCCCAAGGAATGGACGAGTGTGGTTGGAACTTCAATTTATCTTGGATAGAAAACTTTCAATACACAATCTACGACTACGAACCTGATTTACCTACAGGTGATTTCTATACATGGCATACAGACCATGGTGGTGAGTCAATCATGAGTATGGAAGGAATGCCAGAACACAGAAAGATTAGTATGACTATACAATTATCTGACCCTTTAGATTATGAAGGTGGTAAGTTTCAATGGTTAGAACCAAATCCACAGTTTGATAAAATTAAGTTTGGTGATAAAAAACTTGATATCGATAAAGCAGTAAGAACTTTACCATTCAGTGCACAAGCAATCGGTTCAATATGTTTATTTCCAAGTTGGTTATATCACCAAGTCACACCAGTAACGAGAGGAACTAGAGTATCAATAGTAGGTTGGTACAACGGCCCAGCATGGACTTAAAAATTTCTAAAGTCAATGAAGTCTTTATGAAGATTTCGTGTGACGACTCAATCGCTAAAGACTTGCACGATTACTTTTCATTTAAAGTACCTAACGCAAAATTTATGCCTTCCTATAAAAATAGACGTTGGGACGGTAAAGTATATCTGTTCAGTATCAAGACACACAAAATCTATATTGGATTACTTCCATACATTGCTGAGTTCTGTGAAGAAAGACAATACAAGTATTCGGTAGAAGAAGACGTTATTACTAAGAATGAAATTACCGAAGACGAATACAATAAGTTTATAGACCAATTAAACCTACCGTTTGAACCTAGAGATTATCAAAAGGAAGCATTTCTAAAGAGTATCGAATACGGAAGAAAGTTACTAGTATCACCGACTGCGAGTGGTAAGTCATTAATCATTTATTTACTTGCACGTTATTATAATAAAAAAACAATTGTCATTGTACCTACTACTTCTTTGGTAGAACAAATGACAAAAGATTTTCAGGAGTATGGATATGATAAAGAAATTTGCAAAATATACAGCGGGCAACCTGTATTCGATTCAGACATTACGATTACAACTTGGCAGTCTTTATCTAAAGCACCTACTGACGTTCTTGCGAAGTTTGAAGTTGTTGTCGGAGACGAAGCCCACCTCTTCAAAGCAAACGTCCTCAAAGGAATCCTCGAAAAAATGAGAAGTACCGCAGTACGTTTTGGTACTACAGGTACGTTAGACGGTACAGAAGTCCACAGGCTACAGTTAGAAGGACTCTTTGGGCCAGCGACTAAGGTTATATCAACTTTCGACCTTATTGAGGAAGGTACAATTGCAAGTATAGACATTGACGTTATCATATTGGAACATGAGAAAACTGCTAAGTTAAAGTATCAGGACGAAATGGATTACTTAGTAGGGAATCAAAAGAGAAATGATTTCATATGTAATCTTGTTTACTCACTAAAAGGGAACACACTTTGTTTGTTTCAGTATGTAGAAAAACATGGATTTGTTTTATACACATTAATGAAAGAAAGAATAGATAATCTTCATTATGTTTATGGTGGAACTGATACAAAAGATAGAGAAGAGATTAGAGGATTGGTAGAGAAACAAGATGACGCCTGTATTCTTGCGTCATATGGCACCTTCAGCACTGGTGTTAATATAAAGAAGATAGATAACATAATTTTTGCTTCGCCTTCTAAATCTAGAATACGTAACTTACAATCCATTGGACGTGGATTGAGAAAGGGTAATGGTAAAGAAAATCTAAGACTATTTGATATCGCAGACGATTTGTGGGGAGACAACTACACATTACGTCACTTAAAAGACCGTATAAATATTTACAACGAGGAACAATTTCCTTATAACATTAAACAATTTAAATTATGAACCAACTAAATATAGATATGGATAACGTAACATCTTTAGCACCAAACAAGTATGAGGTAATCAAACTCAAGACTGGTTTAGATATAGTCGGAATGGTAAGAGATTCACAGGAAGGTATACACATTACACTTCCTATGATATGTCAATTACAATTGACTCAAACTAATGATACCCTATCAACGTTTATTCCTTATGCACCTCTCAGTGCAGAACCGACTTTATTCATTCCCGACAATCACATTGTACATAGGAATAAACTTAACGAGCAATTCGTTAAATACTATGACAATGCATCTGCTAGGTGGTTAGAAATGGTTGAGAACGGAACCATACCAGTTAAGTCAGGAAAAGAATATCAAGACGATATAAAAGCATATGTGGATAGAGCAATGCAGAGTATCATGGACGCAACTGGAGGCCCAATCACACCCGAAGAACTCAGGAGATTGGAAATATTGGAAGATGAAGATTTTGATTTAGAAACAGAGTATGAACAACATCTGATTACTAAAGGCAAAAAGATTCTTCACTAATGGCAATTTGGTATTTAAATATGTTACAAGAAGACGAACAAGGTATGAAACAGTTCGACCATTTGTTACACCAGTATTGGAGTGACGATAAGTTGAAAAAGGCAGAGGTATATGTAACTGACCAAGGGTATGGTTGCAGGTATTACGAAGACCATATGTGGAAGAAGGATATCGTGTATAAGAATCATTCTGAATCATATGCAGAGTCAGCTGCTGAGAATTATGTCTTAGGAATTTTACAGTTATAAATAAAACGGATTGATATAACATTCAGTTATATTGTTTCATTAACCCTGTTTATATGGAGAAACCATGACCACAATTGCATACGCAATGAAGAGCATGGTGCGAAAGGTTGACGGACTAAGAGAAAATGGCATTTATTGCCGATTCTGCGATGCAGTGCAAATGGTCACACTAATGACTCTTCCAATAGCGATACCTTTTATAATAATGTATCTTACGATACTACAGTATAGATTGTAATCATTATATAAGCTAGCTTGTCGGGGCGACATAGTTAGGATATCAGATAGAAATGATTCTGTCTAGATACTTTTTACATTAAATTATTATGAGTAAACGAAAAATCTTAGATTCTTGGAAAAGACCAATAGAAGTAGAGGACTCCGATTCCGATATAATTCCTGAACAGTTAAAGTTCCAATTCCAACCTAGAGACGCTACACCTGAACAGATTGCTAAATGGCAAGAGACGGAAGGTAAATGGTGGGCGGATAGAGCTTTATTGTTTGTTGCAATTGCGTCAGTGATACAGTTTTCTGCAATGGGTATGATGTTGTTATCCTTTTATCTGATACAACTTTCAGTTGGATAAATACTAAAAACCCTCTTACATATTAGTAAGTATTAACATATAATAGATACATGACTAAAAAAACCACTGATAAGAAACAAGCGGAACATTACGTAAATAACAAAGAGTTTACAGCTGCCGTTGCGGAGTACAATGCGTCCGTTAAACTTGCAGAAGAAAAAGGTAAACAACCACCACGTATGACAGAATATATTGGTGAGTGTATTTACAAGATTGCAACCCGTTTGTCCACACGTCCAAATTTCATTAACTATACCTATAGAGATGAAATGATTTGTGACGCTATAGAAAACTGTCTACAGTATATAAACAACTTCAACGTTGAAAAATCTAACAATGCATTCGCATACGTTACACAAATTTGTTACTATGCATTCCTAAGACGTATTCAAAAAGAAAAGAAACAAGTCTTTATCAAGCAAAAACAGATAGAAGAAGCGGGTATTACAATGGACGCTTATACTACTATTGACGGTTCTCATGACCCTACATTTGTAAATACAAACGTAGAATGGATGCAGGAACACATGAACCACGTGGAATATGAACCACGTAAAAGTAAAAAGAAGTCAGGTAAAGCAAAAGCAAATCTTGACCAAGACTTGAGCAAAAACAACACTTAATGAAAATAGCTATTTTGAATGACACACATTGCGGTGTCAGGAACGATATGGTTGAAATGTCTGATTATCAGGGACGTTTCTATAAAGAGATATTCTTTCCATATCTAGACCAACACGATATCAAACATATCATTCATATGGGTGATTATTTTGATAGACGAAAATTCATAAACTTTGCGTCCATGCAAAGAAACATTGAGCACTTTGTAAAACCTATGATAGAAAGAGGTATTACAATGGACTTGATAATAGGTAACCATGATACCTATTATAAGAACACTAACGAAGTAAACTCACCTGCCTTATTACTATACGGTCAACCTAATATCACTGTACATGAAGAACCTGTAGTTAAAGAATATGACGGTTTAGATGTTGCACTTGTTCCATGGATTAATAATGAAAACTATGCAGACAATATAGAGTTCTTTCAATCCGCACCAGCACCAATCTGTATGGGACACTTTGAAATAGAAGGTGCCATGATGAATCCTGCAATGGTATGTTCACACGGATTAAACCCAAGTTACTTGAAGAGATTTGAAAAAGTTTACAGTGGTCACTTCCACCACAAAACAGACGTAGAGAATATACGCTACGTAGGTTCACAAATGCAATTCACTTGGTCAGATTTTGGAGACGAAAAATATTTCCATATCTTTGATACTGATACAAGAGAAATGTTACCTGTGCATAATCCACTAACAATGTTTGAAAAGGCATTCTATAATGATACCGAAGAATCTTTTGAATCGATTGCTAATGACGATTATGAAAAGTACAGAGGAAAGTTTGTAAAGGTAATCGTAATAGAAAAGGAGAACCCATATTGGTTTGATACATTCCTAGACAAACTTCATGGTGTCAATCCGTTACACGTATCAGTTGTAGACGATAACAAACACATGGACTTCTTTGATGATGAAGAAATAGAAAATGTTGAAGACACATTGACTATCTTATCAAAGTACGTTGAAGGTCTAGAGATACAAGGTAAGAAAAAAGAACTAGACAAAATAATGAAGTCACTGTACCATGAAGCATTGGAAGAACATAACTTTTTATGATAAATTTTAAAAAAGTAAGATACAAAAATCTATTATCAAGTGGTAACAAGTTTACCGAAATACGATTAGACAAACACCAAACGACTCTTATATTAGGTGAGAACGGCAGTGGTAAGTCTACACTTCTTGACGCTTTATGTTTTGGATTGTATGGACGTGGGTTTCGTAATCTAAAGAAAGATTTACTTATCAATAGTATCAACGAGAAAGGTCTAGAAGTAGAGATTGAATTCTCTATTGGTACAAAACAATACAAGGTAATCCGTGGTGCAAAACCAAACAAGTTTGAATTATATCTTGATGACGTAATGCTTAATCAAGACGCAAACGTAAGAGACTACCAAGAACACTTAGAAAAACAAATTCTGAAAATGAGTTTCCGCTCATTTACACAGGTCGCAATATTAGGTTCTGCTAACTTTACTCCGTTCATGCAGTTGAAAGCAAAGGACAGAAGAAACTTAGTGGAAGACCTATTGGATATCTCTATATTCTCTACTATGCAAGACATACTAAGGAAAAGGATATCAACACATCAAAATGAAATCACTGAGACTAGTCATGAAATCAATATTATGGAAGAGAGGATTCATGGATTGAATGAGCAACTTAATGTACTACGTGAAAACCGAGAGAGTAAAATCTTAAAGTATGAATCCACAGTAGGGGAAACCCAAGATAACATTAATCAACTCATGGAGAACATAGATGAAAAGACGCAAGATGTGGTGGCGCAAGCACGACTTATCGAGGATAAAGATACTAAAGAAAATAAACTCACAGAACTTATGGACTTGGAACGACAACTCGAAACGGCTCGTAAGAAAACAATTAGAGAAATCAAATTCTACGAAGACAATGACGAATGTCCCACCTGCGAGCAGTCCTTAGATGAAACGCACAAGAAAGAACACATTGAACAGAAGGAGACTAAGAAGACGGAGTTGTCAACTGCTATCGAAGAAATTGAAAAACAAATCGGAGAGTGTTCAAGAAGACTTGAAGAAATAAGAGAAATTCAATCTAAGATAGAAGAGATACAGAAAAAAATAAGTCTCTTACAAACAGAAGTAGTATCCAATCAAAAGTATATTACTAAACTGCAAAAAGAAATCGAAGACCTAAAAGGTGAAGCAACTGCAGGTTCAGATGCAGAAGATAAAATTGTAGATTCAGAAGATAAACTCGAAGTTCTTTTACAGAAGAAAGAAACACAAACAGAAACTTCTCACTACTATGATATCGCTTCAACACTTCTTAGAGACCAAGGTGTAAAACAAAAGATTATCAAACAGTATGTTCCTATTATGAACAAACTAATCAACAAATATCTAGCACAACTAGAGTTCTATGTTGGTTTTGAGATTGACGAATCTTTTGAAGAAACAATCAAATCTAGATTCAGAGACGTATTCAAATACGATAATTTCTCTCAGGGTGAAAAGATGAGAATTGACTTATCATTACTATTCACTTGGAGAAGTATTGCAAGAATGAAAAATAGTGTTAACACTAATTTACTTATTCTTGACGAAGTATTTGATAGTAGTTTAGATAGTGCTGGTACAGACGACTTCTTAAAACTATTGAATGGTATGCCTGAAAGAACAAACGCATTTATCATATCTCATAAAGGGGACGCATTGTATGATAAGTTCAATGACGTACTACGTTTTGAGAAATATAAGAACTTTTCAAGGGTTATGGAGTGATAAATAAACGATGCAAATATTAAAAACAGAAACACCCAAAGAAGTACGAGACTTTCCAGCGAAAGAAGAACTAAACCCTACAGACGTTGTAGAGATATTCCAAACACCTTTAACAGGTTCTTACAATTGGGACTACACAGTCCAAGATAATCGTATCAAAAAACTATACGAACTAGGTAAGAAGTTAAATTGGAATGTAGAAGTTGACGTTGATTGGTCACCGCCATTCAAACCAATGACATCTGAGTTCTTTGAATTCCAAGACAATCAATGGAAGAATCACGAACAATACAAAACATTAACCCAAGAAGAAAAGGAAGAATTTCACCAAGATTTAAATTCATGGTCAGTAAGTCAATTCCTTCATGGAGAACAAGGTGCATTATTAGTTGCGTCACAATTAGCCAGTTGTGCACCCACATTCAATGCAAAACTCTATGCAGCTTCTCAGACATTTGACGAAGCACGACATGTCGAAGCTTTTAACAAATATCTACAGACAAGACTCAAACGTTCATGGCCAATTGGCAGAAGTCTAAAAGGATTACTTGATAAAATTTTAACTGACCCACGTTGGGATTTAAAATTTATAGGTATGCAAGTTGTCATTGAAGGTTTAGCATTAGCCGCTTTTCAAGCAAGTCGAGAAACAAGTACCGACCCTGTATACAAAGAAATGATAGGACTTATCATTAGGGACGAAGCAAGACATGTAACTTTTGGTATCAACTATCTAACTGATTTTGTCCAAACACTTTCAGAAGAAGAACAAATAGACAGGGCAAACTTTGCCTTGGAAGCATGTACTGTAAGTAGAAATAGACTTAAACCAACTGCTGTATGGGAAAAGTATGGATTTGACGTTGATTATACATTAGACTACGAAAAACATAATATCTTTACCTCACAATTCCAAGACATACTATTTACTAGAATCATGCCAAACCTTAAAAAGATTGGACTACTGCGTGAAGAACTTATACCTGAATACGAAAAGTTAGGTGTTATGGGATACGCAGAAGGTGACAGTGATTATGAAACAAGTTGGGAAGAATTATCGAAACCACTTAAGTGAAAATATAAATAGTATTATGAAGTCTTTCTCACAATTCACAGACAAAATTACCGTAACGAATCCTAAGCATGTGATTCGTGAGTTAACTGTGTCACCACACTACAAAAACAGAAACGGATTCAATCCTTATTATGTTCTAGACATAGACGATAAAGATGTCAAAGCAACAGTAGGTGCAGGAAAGATACTTTATAAATCAGTAGAGAATCCTACAGGTGAACTTCTCAAAAAATTAGGTAATGGTAAATACTATTTTCAAGTAGAACTAGACGGTTCTGATACTCCGTATTACATTCAATCAACTAAAGCAAAAGTCAAAGCACACTTTGGAAGTAAGAGTAGAAAGGATTCAACTGCTTCTTCCAACGTGAATGAATTACTAACCGTACACTTCTTAATACACCCCGACCAAATTCAAAATCAATTTGACTTTGAGAAATGGGTTGCAGGACAAAGTGGCGGAACAGGAGTTCTTGCAGGTTCAGGAAAAGAAGTCACCTATGAAGACATAGTTATGTTATTAGATAAAGACGAAACTTCATTGAGAGATATTCTAATCGGAATGAACAATGCAAAAGCAGTTGCAAAAGATTTAAAAGGAAGGTCAATCAAAAATGTATATTGGGTTCCAAGAGGTAAACCTGCAGGGATAGGTGGTAAGAATCCTTCGGACGTTATCGTTCAAACTGCAGACGGATATCAAGGATACTCTAACAAGATATCAGGTGGTGCAGACGCTACACCTAAAATCAATACAAACTTAGTTGCATTCTATTCTAAAGTAGGAGATAAGGGACAACTTGGTAGAATTAAATCTATGATTGATAACGCATGGGTCAAAGCGACTTCCATGATAGACCCCAAATATAAGAATGCTCACAAAGCAATCAACTCATTTAATATCAAGAAAGAAAAGTATAGTGAGTCCTCTTCACAAAGAGCATTCGCTACAATAGCAAAAGAATTCCAAAAAGATAAATTAGATTTCTATTCAAAAGATTTCTATTGGCCTTTTAGGAATGCTTTACTAGACGACTTTTCAAAATATGTTTCTTCACCAAGAAACCTACTATACTTTTTGAATACTATAGGTTACTATACATATGACGACCCTAATTCAACACCATGTCCATATAAACTATTGATAGGTAGTGAGAAGGGTTCAACAATTAAAGACGTTAGTGGAGACGACAGTTTTAGACAAATGTTAATGTCAGATAATGCTAGTGATTTTAGTAAAATAAAATCTTCGTATGACGGTAAACAACAAACGTTTAAGTTGTCTTGGCATTATAAACCTTTAAAGATTGACGCAACCATGCCAGTTGTTTTAAGAACTAGACAAGCAGGGGGTTGGTCAGGTAAATCTTTATATGTAACCAGTAGTGGAATAAAATAATATGTATGAACTAGTTGAAGAGGCCGCAAAGGTCTTACGTAATCCTACTGAAAAGTTTGATTTCGATAATCCGCAAACAGACCCAAAAGAATTACAAGCAGGTCTCGTAGAAACCATGGGAAAATATGGTGGACTTGGTTTAAGTGCTAATCAAGTCGGTGTAGACCTGAGTGTTTTTGTTATGCAAACACAGGACGAAGGAATCGTTGCATTTTTCAATCCTGAGTTAGTTCAGATATCTCAAGAAACAGAAATGATGAAGGAAGGTTGTCTTTCTTTTCCCGACATATATATTATGCTCAAGCGACCAAAAGTAGTTGTAATGGACTACCAAACAGTTGACGGTGAAAAACGTTCAATAAAGTTAGAAGGATTGGGTGCAAGGTGTGTGCAACATGAAATAGACCACTTAAATGGTATTATATTTTTACAACGTGCATCACAATTAAAAATAGAACGTGCTCTAAAATCAAGACCAAAAGAAAGAGCAAAGAGATTAGAATATGAACAACGCAGAGCAATCGCAGAAGCCCTACGAACCGCAAATGCTGAAAAATCTGTTGACTCCGAACGAGTGCCAACAGATAATACACTTTCACAAAACGCATCATAACTTAAGAACCGTAGGAAACGGTGCTGGTTACAAGGGTATAAGATTTTGTCATGTCCAAACACAATGGGTACGAACTCTAATAGATAGAGTTTGGATACGATTAGTTGCTCAAGTTTATAAAACCCAAGGTAAAATTGTTTATCCCGAAATGATTGGAATCAATGAATGGGTTATTGGTGGATATCAAGACCCACATTTAGATACTTACTCTACGCAGTCAGAACACTTACCAAACTTTGACCCCAACGAAAAACAAAGAGAGTGGACTTGTATTTTATATTTAAATGATAATTTCTCAGGTGGTGAAACTTATGTACCTAACGGAGAAACTTTTGTTCCTGAAACAGGTGCAGGATTATTGTTTCAAGGCATTTACATAGAACATGGTGTAAACAAGATACGAAGAAACCAACGACATACTCTTTCATTTTGGTTTTCCGATAATCAAGATAGGTGTATGCCTTTTCACGCAATTACTGATTTAACACAGAATGAAGAAACATTGAGATTATGATTGATTTTAATTTCATAACAATTCCCGAAGTAATAACATCAGAAGAAGCAAAAGAATTAATCCATTTTCATAAAACACATAAACACTTATGTTCAGAAGATAACAATTCTCAGTATGACGGCAGAAAAATACAAATAGAAAATATCAAAACTCAATGGATTCGTGAAATCGTAAGAAGACTTGAGTACATGGTAATAAGTGAAGTAGGACAATATGGGTCTAAAGTCTTTCCTGAACAAGCAGAGATTATGTGTCAACCAATCGGTTCTGAGATTACACCTCATACAGACGTATACGATTCTCAAGAAACAGGAGAACAGGTTATTCCCAAATCAGAATGGGCGGCTGTATTGTACCTTAATGATTCAGAAGACGATTATAAAGGGGGTAAACTAAGATTCACACCATGTGAATCGATACCTATGGGGTTAGAATACGAGCCCCACGCAAGAGAAATGGTCGTATTCCAAGGAATGAAATTTGAACATTCCGTCACCAAAGTGTACCGTGGAGACAGGTACACCCTACCTATGTGGTTCACCACAGATTTTAGAGATATAAGACCCGAATTCCCAAACCCTTGATTCTAAAGGGAAAATGAGCTGTTGACAATGACATGCCTTTTTTGGTAGCCTATACCTGTAATGAGAAAAAGGAGTTCAAAATGAGCTGTGGATACAGGGAGATGTTCCTTGAAAAATACTTTGAAGAAGGTATAGAGAAAGGAATGTCAGAAGAAGAGGCGGCCGCATACGCTTTGAAATGTGCGGAAGAAATGGAGTAAATGAGCTGTTGACAGTGACAGCACTTTTTTAGTAAGCTAGCCGTATGAATGAGAAACTAACCACACAAAAAGACAACCTTGCGAGACTAATGGCGGGTGAAAATCTGACCGTAGTCCATAAAAGGATACCTACTGCATATTTTGATGTAAAGAATAGGGTTCTTGCATGTCCTATATTTAAGAATGATATCAGTCCTGCTTTATATGACTTGTTTATGGGTCATGAAGTTGGACATGCATTGAACACACCTTATGAAGGTCTTCACAGTGCACTAGAAAAAAACAGAACATTAAAAGGATATCTTAACGTTATTGAGGACGTTAGGATTGAGAAAGCAATCAAGAACAAATACCCTGGCTTGAGACCTCAGTTCTTCAAAGCATACAAAGAGTTGATTCAAAGAGACTTCTTTGGAATCAAGGGTAAAGACGTAAACAAACTTTCACTAATTGATAGAATCAACCTACTTACTAAAGTGGGTTCTACTGCAGGTTGTGAGTTTACGCCAGAAGAATTCAAGTTTGTTGAAATGGCAGAAGCATGTGTAACTTGGGAAGACGTTGTTGTCTGTGCTCAGGCAATCTATGATTGGTCTAAAGAAAACGAACAAAGAACTCAAGAAGACCAAGCGGTCTCTACTCTTCCACAAGATGACTTTGACTTCGATGATGAAGATGAAGAAGAAGGTGAAGAGGGTGAATCAGGTGGATTTGGAGACAATGAAGAAGATGAAGAGGGTGACGATGAGTCACAGGGTTCTTCAAGTGAAGAGGGTGACTCTCTTCCTGACGCTCCTGAAACAGAAGAAGGTGAAGGTGAAGAGAGTGATGAAGAGTCAGAAGAAGAAGAAGGTGGACAAGGTGATATCTCTGCTAAACAAGGTGGTACATCTGCAAACATTCCCGAAGGTTCTCATTCTGATGATGAAGACGGTGCAAGGGAATCAATCACTGAATACAATGCACACAACAATGAAGGTGAGTTTCTAGAAGACGCTCCGATTGTTAGACAAACTATCAATCTCGGAGACTCTAAAATGTTCGGGAAAGATGGCGAAGCAGAACACATGGTTGTGTCTTCTGAGGAAATTGTCAAAGAATTCAAATCTTGGTATGAAGAAGAACATGCAGACATAGGTTTCACTATTGAAGCTGCTAACTTCTCTTACAAGAAAATCGTAGACAAAAACAAATCTCTAATCTCTCACATGGCGAAAGAATTTGAGATGAAACAGAATGCAATGAGAAGCGTTAAAGCGTTTCAAGGTAAGACTGGAAAACTTGATATGAATGCTGTTGCTAAGTATCAAGTTATGGACGATATCTTCAAGAGGGTTACTTACCTTCCTGACGGTAAAAACCATGGTGTCGTAGTTCTTCTTGATTGGAGTGGTTCTATTCATTCTTCCGTCAAAAACTTACTGGAACAATCTTTCATTCTTGCTGAGTTCTGTAAAAAGGTAAACATTCCTTACAAAGTGTATGCTTTCTCTGACCAATGGAAAACTGCTGAAAAAGAATACGGAAGAAGAGATAGTGCTTTACTTGAACTGTTTTCTAATGGTAAAAGTAAAATGACTCAAAAAGAAATGCAAACAGTGTTTGGAATTATCTACAACCAGTACATTACTGCTGAGACTAGAAACTGGAACAAGTCAGAAGAGATTCTTCAAGAATGGTTTGGTAAGTTGTTTGAAGGTAAATCATTTTGGGGTTATGTAAATGGTTTGGACGCCCCATACAAAGTCAGACTTGGTGGAACACCACTTAACAATTCACTTCTTGCAATGAGAAAAATTCTTCCTGAGTTTAGAAATGACAATCAATTAGAGAAACTAATTCTTACAGTAATTACTGACGGGTTTTCTCATGAGAGTGACCACCTAAGAAGTGGTTACGGTATGGAAGGTTTGAAAGACCAATTGAAAGAAGGCGAAGACACTTGGGATATAGAAAAACACACTTACATTGTTGACCCTTATTCAAGAAAAACTTATGAATACAATGTTCCTAGAAAAAATTCTAACTATAGTAGATACGAAAGAAATGACTGGGACAAAACTGCTAACCTGCTTCACTGGTTGCATGAAGAAACTGGTGTCACGGTTACTGGATACTTTGCTCTTGACAGAAAACAAGATTTCTACGGTCTTCACAATGCATGTAATGACTTGAAAAAAGAAATCGAAAACAAGTTCGGATACGATGACGGTTACAGAAAAACTTGGGGTCAAATCAGAAAAGAAGGTTTGGTATTCAAGACTCATGGTTACGGAAAACTTTTTGTTTGCTGTTCCTCGAACTTGAAAACTATCAATGACGAATTGTCAGATGACTTGATAGGTGCTAAGAAATCAACACTGCTATCTAACTTCAAGAAAAACAGAAGTGGCAAAGTTGGTTCAAGATTTTTAACTAATGAATTTATAAAGGAGATTGCATAATGACTTTTGAAGAATTTGTAAAACACATGTTCGTTGAGAACTGTATGGAAAGGAAAGCATGGGGTGAGAAACCTTTTGCTGACGTGAGTGAATATTATTCGTGGGGAACTAACTCAAGTTTCCTCGTAAAACTATGGAGTGAGAAATATGCTTAAGACTAGAGACCCATTGAGGGTAGACCCAATTTACTATATCAACATTGACGGTATGAATCATTCTGCTTTCGCAGACGCTGTTATGGACGTAGGAGACCCGCCCTGCGTAGCGAATGACTGCGATAGGGTATCCAAATGTGCTGAAGAGGGTGTAGAGTGCTTCGCATTCAGGATATGGGTCAATAATGGTGGTGATTTGAACGAAAAACAGGTCAAAAAAATGGGAAAATTACTTCAACCATGCAAATAGCTGTTGACAGTGACATGCATTTTTTGTTAGCCTATACACATGATGAGAAATAAATTAATAACTAAGGAGACTATATGAGCGCATCTTATGATAAAAATGAGTCGATTTCCGTTGACGGTAAATCGTTTCATTACACGCCTGACAGGAAAGAGTTCCTAGAAGGTCTAATAGGTAAGTATCCTAATCAGACTTCCTTTACGAAGGAAGAGATTGAGACACTAGGACACGTACCTTACTGGTTGAACAATACCAAAAGGTATCCGTTCAAAACGTCCACCGACAACGGGACTATCTTCAATCTTGAAGCAGTTGTGAGTGGTTACAATGGTGGTTATGAACCTGAGACAGTGGTTCCTATCGCACCAGTTAAATCTGCCCCGATTCCTGCGGTTGCAAAACCCCAGCAGTCACCAGTCGCAATGAAGACTGAAATGGCAGATATCAACCTCTTGAATGATAATGTAAAAATCATTCCTGAGAAAATGTCTAACTATGTTCCTTTTGGTCACTTTTCTGACGTTAAGAACATAATCAAGTCTGATATTTTCTTTCCAGTATTTGTTACTGGATTGAGTGGTAACGGTAAAACCTTAATGGTTGAACAAGTTTGTGCTCAATTGAAGAAGGAACTTTACAGGGTCAACATTACGATTGAGACTGACGAAGATGATTTAATGGGTGGTCACACTCTTGTCAATGGTAACATTGTCTACAGAGAAGGCCCTGTTATCAAGGCAATGAGAAAAGGCGCTGTCCTTCTTCTTGACGAAGTTGACTTGGGTTCAAACAAGTTGATGTGTCTTCAATCAGTTCTTGAGGGTAAAGGATACCTAATCAAGAAAACTGGTGAGTGGGTTACTCCTGCTAAAGGTTTCACTATTCTTGCTACTGCAAATACCAAAGGACAAGGTTCTGATGACGGTAAGTTTGTAGGGACTCAAATCATGAACGAAGCAATGCTTGAAAGATTTGCGGTCACAATGCAACAGGAATATCCACCTGTAGTGACTGAGAGAAAAATCCTTTCTAAGGAAATGGCTCTAAGTGGTGATGTTGATATGGACTTCTGTGAGAAGTTGGTTGACTGGGCGGACGTTATCAGAAAAACTTTCTATGAAGGTGCGATTGATGATGTTGTGACTACTAGAAGGTTGGTTCACATTGTGAATGCTTTCAGAATGTTTGGTGACAAACTCAAGTCTATTGAGATGTGCATATCTAGGTTCGATGAAGAGACTAGAATGTCTATCCTTGACCTCTACACTAAGATTGACGCTGGTGTTAATCCTTTTGAAGAGGTTGTTGAAGAGGGTTCAGAAGAAAATTCTGAAAACCCTCTAGACGAAGTTGACTTCTAGACATATAATAATGGTATGAGTATTAATTACAAATACAACGAGAGAGAACTCTTAAAGGAGTTCTCTTCGTATATAGACAAGACTTATGACCAACACTATAGTCATAATCAATTTCAGGCGACTGAATTTATTATGGACAGTGGTCATGGTGAGGGATTTTGTATCGGGAACATTATGAAATATGCACAACGATACGGAAAAAAAGATGGGTATAACAGAGCAGACCTTTTGAAAGTAATCCACTATGGATTCCTTGCTCTAAACAATCATGATAGGAGACTAAAAAGTGATGAAGATAAGTAATGAAACTAAGGAAGTTCTAAAGAACTTCTCAACTATAAACTCTGGCATCAAAGTAGGTGCTGGAAACAAATTGGAGACTATCTCTAATATGAAAAATATTCTTGCAGTGGCAACGGTAAATGAATCGTTCCCTCAAGGATTTTCTGTGTATAACCTGCCTGAATTTTTGGGTGCAACGTCTTTATTTGAAGACCCCGACTTTCAATTCAACGATGCAGCTATGACTATTACGGATAACAATTCGTCAATGTCATATTTCTATGCTTCCGAAGGAATGGTAACTTCACCTGAGAAAATGATTACAATGCCAGAGGCAGAAATTGTATTCGATATCAGTAGCACACTATTGAGTGACTTGAACAAAGCGTCAAGTGTTTTGGGTGTTAGTGATTTGGTTCTTGAATCAGACGGTACAAATATATCATTGACCGTCAAGGATAAAAAGAACACGACTACAAACACGTTCAGTAGAATCGTGGGCACTGGAAATGGTGCTTCGTTCTCTATGAACTTTAAGATTGAGAACCTAAAAGTTCTTGCAGGTAACTATACAGTATCTGTATCAAGTAAAGGTATATCCCATTTCAAGAATAAGGATATTGACCTAGAGTATTTTATTGCACTGGAACCTGATTCAAAATATAGTGCCTAAAGGCATATATAATAATGTGTTAGTGTTATGCCAGTCTCTGTAATACTTTCGGGAGTGACCCCTTCTCATCACACAACTAGGGTGGGTCACGCCGTAAAATCGGTGGGGATTTTACAACCTTTTAACGAGACTAAATTATGAACAATGAATTTTTATTTGTAGAGAAGTATCGTCCTCAAAAGATTGACGACTGTATACTTCCAAGTGACCTGTATGCCACATTCAAAGACATAGTAGAAACGGGTGAGATACCTAATCTTATGTTGAATGGTACTGCAGGTTGTGGTAAAACAACTGTAGCGAAGGCACTTTGTAATGAACTAGGTGCAGACTTTATAGTTGTCAACGGTTCTGATGAAGGTAGATTGATTGATACCTTGAGAACCAAAATCAAAAACTTTGCGTCCACCACCAGTTTGTCTGGCGGCCCTAAAGTAGTTATTCTAGACGAAGCAGACTACATTAGTGCCGAATCTGTGCAACCTGCTCTGCGTGGATTCATTGAAGAGTTCAGTTCTAATTGCAGGTTCATTATGACTTGTAATTTCAAGAACAGAATTATCAATCCTTTGCATTCAAGATGTACTGTGATTGACTTCAAGATTCCTAGTAGTGAAAAACCTAGACTTGCAAGTGTGTTCTTAGCAAGACTCATGGAGATATGTACGCTAGAAGAAATCAAGTTCAACAAGGACGTACTTGCTGAACTTATCATGAAATTCTTTCCCGACTTTAGACGTTGTCTAAATGAGGTTCAAAGATATGGTATCGGTGGTGAAATCGATACTGGATTACTTTCTACTCTTGCAGAAGAGAAGATTACGCCATTGATAAATACACTCAAAGAAAAGAAGTGGACTGAAATGCGTAAGTGGGTCGGTGAAAATTCTGACAATGATTTATCTGTAATGTATAGAAAGATTTTTAACGCACTCGAACATAAACTCGAACCTGCCTCAATACCTGCATGTGTTTTAATCATAGCAGACTATCAGTACAAGACTGCATTTGCAGCTGATTCTGAAATTAATTTAGTTGCATGTTTGACCGAGATTATGTCGGAGTGTAAATTTAGGAGTAAGTAATGTTAGGAATGCTAACTGTAGGTGACCAATTCCCGCCTGTAAAATTAAATGGAATTGACGCTAACAATGACTTCGTTGAAGTTCAAATCGCTGAGGGTTATACGCCACTCAAACATGAGTGGACAGTAGTTTACTTTTATCCAAAAGACTTTACTTTTATCTGTCCAACTGAGATTGCTGGTATGGACATATTAGTTGACCATGCAAACGTGATTGGTATTTCAGGTGATAATGAATTCTGTAAGTCTGCTTGGAAACAAGCGAATGGTGTTATTAGAGAAATCAAACACACACTTGCGGCTGATTGTGGACTCAAATTATCTTCTGAACTTGGCATTGTCAATGAAGAACAAGGTGTCTGTAATCGTGCAACATTTATCTTTGATAAAGATAGAGTCATTCAACACGTATCAGTCAATGGATTATCTACTGGTAGAAATGCTCAAGAAGTTCTTAGAACTTTGAAAGCAATTCAAGCTGGTGGATTGACTGGTTGTGAATGGAACGAAGGAGACGATTTCGTTGCATGAGTGAGTTTGATGAAATAGTACAACGTCAACGAGAACTTCTCGAAGCAGAAGAGTGGGCGAAAGGAGTACATACCTTACAAATACATAGGTTGTATTCCATGTTCTATGAAACAGAAGAATCCGAAAAATTTCTCGATAACGGTTATGTTACTGATATTACATATAACAGTGGCGTAACCATAAGAGAACAAAATGGAAAAGAGGTATACAAATTTGGAGAAGAATTGAAAGGTGAAGACCTTGTAGATTCTTTTAGAAGTCACACTGCATGAAGAAAACTAATCCGTTTGATTTTGTTAAATCTGTATCCCATACCAAAAAAGATATTATGGTGGACGATATTGCTGAGAAGCAGTATGCACCATTCATAACTAATAAAGCATTATCCTATCACCAAGACGCAGTTTATTTTGCAAATGAAATGAACATACGTCATGGTGTAGATAACCGCCTTCAATACCTTTTTTATCTAAATATACTAAGGAAAAGACAAAGATTTTCAACTTGGTCTAAACCCTATATTAGTAAAAAGTTAGATACAATCAAGGACTACTATCAAGTAAGTAACTTAAAAGCAAAGGAATATTTGGAAGTTCTTACTGATAAGCAGGTTCGTGAATTGAAAAAAAGAATGACAAAAGGTGGCAAGGATAATGGAAAGTTATGAGAATGAAGTCAAAGACTTAATTGAAGTTACATTCCCCGAAAAAGACGATTTTTTAAAGATACGTGAGACTCTCACTAGGATTGGTGTAGCGTCACGTAAAGAACAAGAGTTATATCAGTCTTGCCATATCCTACACAAACGTGGGAAGTATTACATAACCCACTTCAAAGAACTATTCATACTGGACGGTAAACCTAGTAACCTAGACGAGAATGATATTGGTAGAAGGAATACCATTATCAACCTTCTACAACAATGGAGCCTACTTAAAGTATTGAATCCTGACAGTATCAAAGAACCTACCGCACCTCTATCACAGATTAAAATCATTCCTTTTAAAGAGAAAAAGGAATGGATTCTCACACCTAAATACAATATCGGTAACAATAAAGCACCCGAATAGATAAATATCCCTACAAGGATACATTACATGTTTGGATTTATTTTAACGATTTTAAAGAATATCGTGCTTAAGTTAGCAACAACTGGAGCATTCAACTTTATGATGCCGACTCTACTAAAAGTAGACAAGTGGTGTGAAGAGAAAATTGGATTAGATATTATTAAACAAGAGCAGAGGTGGTTTGAGAAGTATCCACTGCTCAAAAAAAGAATTGAGGTTTTAGAGTCTAAAGTAGAAGACCTTCAATCTCAAAAATAAGGAGAATCTATGTTAAAAGCAAAACTAGATTTAGTAATGAGTTGGGTAAAATCAAGAATCGGAGAACGTACCTCATGGGACGGTGCTACGATTATAGCAATATCAGTGTTAGTGCTCGTAGCTGCACCGATTGTTAAACTATTGGCTTGGCCCGCTTTAGCTTATGGAATTTATACTCTTTGCAAAGAAGAGAATTTAGTGTAATAAATATAATTAAATAATGGAGAATATCATGGAACTATCTACGTGGGTGATACTTTTGATTATCGCAGTACCTGTACTATTCGTTTTAAACGATAAGTATGGTTGGATTGATAGTGCAGTGGGTAAACCACCAGCACCTGCAGAAGAACCAACTTTTAAAGCGCCTTCTGCTAACAAACTTATGAAGTTTACTAAAAAAGAACTTATTGAGTTTGCGGAAAACAACAACATTGTTGTTACACCTTCCAAAACCAAGTCTGAGATTATCAAACAAATCAGAAAAAAATAAGTATTAAGGGTGGAAATTATTCTGCCCTAAATACAACTTCCAACCGTCCATATCTATAAATAGTCGTATGGACATATTTCAATTTTTAAGTGAAGTCGGAATCCCTATCGGGACTGCGGTAGTGATGGCTTTCTTTATCTATCTGACCTTAAAATATATTTTTGAGTCTGTACTGGGTCAGATTTCGTCCACCGAAAACATTATAAGCATGCTCGAAACACGAGCACGTGTTATGAATAATGATATTATTAAAATAGATTTATTAGTAAGTAGTGCATTAGAACTAGCACCACCAATTGACCGTGTTGCTAGAGCAGAAAACTTTGTTGAGGATGGAAGTATAGACGCCAGACGAGACTAAGACCATGGAAAATCTTGCTCAATTAATCGCAGAGTTTGGGTTTCCAGTTGTAATGTCTATGGGTATGGGATACTTCATATGGTATGTTTGGAAATTCATTACCATTGAAGTTAAACCAGCACTCGGACGCATGTTTACAGCAAGTATAAAATTGACTGACCAGCTAAGAATGCTAGACCAAGACATGCTTCGTCTTCAAGAAAAGGTGAACACTGTTTTGGAATATCGTGAGCGCCAAGAACTTTTGCAGGACGCAAAAGAAAAGCAGGCACTCGAAGAGGTAACAAATGAAAAGAAGTAAAATTTTTGGTATAACATTTGCAATGATAACACTATGTGTCATTTCTCCGACAGTACAATCAGACGAACTGGTACATAAATTTAAAAACCCCAGCTTTAGTGGCGTGGGAACTTCTGCCCATTACTTGACAATTGAGAATCAGGAGAAGTCTAGGACAGACAAGATTGCTGAGGACATTAGGGCAGCTCTTTTGAAACAGCAAAGAGAAGCAGAAAATACAGTTTTAGCCAAATTCATAAGGAATTTGGAATCGAGAATCTATGCTCAGCTATCAAAACAGTTAGTTGAAAACATGTTCTCAAACGAAGAAGGTGCAAACTACGGAACGTTTACACTGGAAGGAAATACAATTACTTACGAAAGGAAGAACATATGTACTGATGACGGACTATGTGACGATTGGATTGTAATGACAATTGTCGGTAGTGACGGAACTACAACAACTATTGAAATTCCAATTGGTACTGGGGGTTTTTAGTGAAGAATCTTTTATTAGTTGGAGTGCTCGGACTCTTGCTATCTAGTTGTGCAGGGATACCGCACATGAAAGATTCCTGTACATCTCTGATAATGAATGAGTACGGAGAATGTATTGAAGAGCCTGAAGCAATCAAACTTCCAGCATATGCATTATTATTAGATTTACCAGCCGCTGAGGTTATGCCAGTGGTTGCTGTTTATGGGTTTAAAGACCTAACAGGACAAAGAAAAAGACAAGACGGTGTCGCAACATTTAGTACAGCAGTCAGTCAAGGAGTGACTGCAATGTTGATAGACGCACTCAAAACTGCAGGGGGTGGAAGTTGGTTCCGTGTAGTTGAAAGAGAAGGATTAGATAATCTTGTACGTGAAAGACAAATAGTCAGAAGTACAAGAGAACAATTTCAAGAAGAGGGTGAAAGTAAAGAAACTATTCAACCTCTTTTATTTGCTGGCATCATACTCGAAGGTGGAATTATAGGGTATGATACCAATATGGAAACTGGTGGCCGAGGTGCAAGAACATTAGGGATTGGACACTCGACTGCTTATCGTAGAGATACGATTGTCGTTTCTTTAAGAGCAGTTAGTACACTTACTGGTGAAGTTCTTATGAACGTTCAGACCAAGAAGACTGTACTAAGTGTATCGCAAGGATTCGATGTATTTAAATTTGTAGATATGGATACCCAACTCATTGAAATTGAGGACGGTGTGACAGAGAATGAGTCGGTGACTTTTGCAACGAGGGCTGCTATAGAAGCTGCTGTTCTAGAAATGATTTATCAAGGACACGATAGAAAATACTGGACAATTGACGGCCGACATAGACACCCTCATAAAATAGATGGCGGTAATGAAAGACATGCCATCGAGGAGAATAAAGACGAATATGAAAATGAATAAACTAAAATTATGTTTAGGTTTATTGTTTGCAATGTCTGTAATGCCTCTTTTAGCTGATGACGACAACGAAATATTTTTGCAACAATCAGGTGATACGTTAACATTAACGATTGACCAAGTTGGTTACGGAAATAAATTCGGTGGAACTATAGTAAACGGTCAGGTTGCTACTGATATGATTTTGACAGGTACAACGAATACGTTCAACCTTGACCAAATCGGTAACAGCAACCAACTATTCGGGCCTGTTGTGTTAGATAGTTCTACCATTAATATGGTATTCACTGGTGACAGTAATATCTTTGATTGGAATATAGGCGATACTGGTGATTCTGATAACTCAAACATCAATGTCGCAGTTACAGGTAGCAGTAACACTTGGGATTATGACCAAGGTTATGCCGCTAGTGCTAACTATTTGGATTTTGATTTAACGCTAATAGGAGATTCAAACGATTTCTTTATAGACATAGATTCAGACCAAGCTAAATGGGAAATGGAAATTACTGGTGACAGTAATAACGTTGACACAAAACAACTTGACGCATCTGACCATGAATTAAAAGTGGTTCATACGGGTGATAGTATCAATATGGATATTATTCAACAGTCAGGTACATGTGGAAATAAAACATGCCCAGGCAAGATTGACTTACAGTTGAGTTCTGATAATGCTACAGTTACAATTAACCAAAAAGATACTAACGATTAGTGCTATACTTCTGTCGTATCCCTCTTATGCGGATACGATAGGAGACATAGTCGAACAAACTGGTATTGGAAACATTATCAGAGAAGGTAATAAAATACCCTCTACTGATTTTCCTAGTATAAACCTCTATGACGAGGCGGAAACTGGGAATGGGAGAATGCTAATTGAGTTCTTAGACGAAGAAGAACTTGCATTAACAGAACATACACTGGTCTACATAGACGAAGTATATTATGACCCTAATCCCGACTTATCGAAAATGTCGATGAGAATGGTAATGGGTACAGCTCGTTTTGCCTCAGGTAAACTAGGTAAAATGAATAAATCGAACATTGCGATTTCTACGCCAACTGCTAACATAGCGATTAATGGCACAGATTTTACGACAACCATCGATGAACTCGGGCGAAGTCTTATTATACTTTTGCCTGACGCAAATGGTGACGCATCAGGTTCGATTACAGTTAGTAATGAATCGGGTACAGACGTAGTATTAGAAGAAGCATATCAAGCCACAATGGTATCTACTTTAAATTCATACCCAACTGCACCTGTAGTAATAAACAATATTACATCAAGTTTGATTAATAATATGTTTATTGTGAGTCAACCCAAAGATATTTCTAGGGTGATAGAGGAGTCTGCTACAGAATCAAATGACGGTGGTATCTTGGACGTAGACTTTTTAGAGTTTGACGGTCTTGATGCAGACGCATTGAAAGACTCAGAAGGTGAATTAGAATTTACTGAATTAGATATAGACCTATTAGATGTTGACTTTTTACAGGACTTACTTGATATTGTAGAAGAGTTAGATAGGAAAGTAGGGATAAACAGAACTGCAGACAGTGGTGGAAATACATTTGGAATAGAAGGTACTGCTATAGGTTTTGATAAAGACACGCAGTACAATACAATAGTTGATACAGGAAGTGGATTGGTTACGTTCTATCGTGAAGTAAACGGAACCATAAGTATTAAATTACCAGTAGACGCAATGGCACAAATAGTGACCGTAACTAACGAAAAGGAGAGTGTAATTAATATGGGTGGCGACCAAGCAATCAATATTATTATTACACAACAAAATTAATGAGCCAAAAACAACAACAGCAAAGACTTAGATTTCAAGAAAAGAAAATTAAAGACCAAGCAGAAACAATTGCAGAACAACAAAAAAGAATAGAAGAGTGGATAAAACAACAACAAGACCCACGTCACAATCAAGAATGAAAATAACTGGAACTCATTTAGGGATTGCAGTAATTTTATTGTTCTTTGTAGGACAGTGCTTTGCTGGTGACGAACATAATCATGTGCACATAGACCAAGTTGCTGACGGTGATAATGCAAATGTTAACATTACGCAGATAGGATATGATAACCATATCGATTTTACTTTTGCACATGCTAACAACACTTTTACTCTATCCCAATCAGGGAATGGTAACTCAATCTCTTGGGTATCATACTGGGGTTCAGGAAGAACTTGGGGTGGTGATGTTGACGGTACTGGTAACACAGAAACAGTAACACAGATTGACGGTGCTACATACGGTAGACACATATGGGGTAACAATAACGAAGTTGACGTTTACCAAAATGGAACTCACGAATTCAATTTAGACATTCACGTTAATGGTGTAGAACACGAAAACTGGCAAGAAGGTTCAGGAAGTCATTACGCACACATATACTATTATCAAAATTCACATGATTCAATCACAGATATTGAACAAAAAGGAAGTGGTAGTCATCAAGCAAGAATAACACTACAAGGTTCAGAACATACTAATTTAAATCTATTACAACAAGGTTCGACTAATCAGTCATACAATATAACAAATACCTGCCATACAGTAGGTGGTTGCAGTATAAACGTTTCTCAGGGCAACTAAATAAAAAACCCTCTTATAATTACTCAAACATTGAGGTATAATAGTGTATATGAAACTAATAAATATCTTAGTATTTTGTGCGCTTCTTTTAGGAGCTACAAAAGTGGAAGGTTTAGAACTAGAGATGGACACTCATTGTCTTGCTCAAAACATATATTTTGAAGCAGGTAATCAACCTCTTGCAGGACAGATTGCAGTTGCTAACGTAGTTTTAAATCGTGTAGAACATGATAAATTTCCCGATTCAATTTGTGGAGTAGTTTATCAAACAAAAGAATGGCGAACCTCTTGGACAGGTAAGACCATTCCTAAATTAGGAATGTGTCAGTTCTCTTGGTTTTGTGATGGCAAATCAGACAAACCAAAAGACAGTAAAACTTGGGCGGAGAGTTTAAAACTTGCAGACGAAATACTGGACGGTCAGTATTTTGATTTGACAGAAGGTGCAATGTGGTATCATGCGTATTATATACAACCATATTGGAGTCAACATTTAAACGAGACAGTACAAATATCCGCACATATATTCTATAGGTAAAATCTATGTATAAATGGTGGACGGTTTTAATAACCATCGCTCTTCTAGCAGGTCTTCGTATATCAGACCCGTTTCTCATGGAGTCAATCCGACTCAACTATTTTGACTTTTTACAAACTCAAAAGGAACCTATACAGGTTGACGATATTGTATTAGTTGACATAGACGAAAAGACATTAGAAAAATACGGACAGTTCCCATTCCCTAGAGGCGTATGGGCAGACATGATAAATCAAACGTCCGAAACAAATCCTTCCGTCCTTACTGCTACATTTGCACAACCTGATAGATTCGGGGAAGACGAAGAACTTAGACAAGCATTAGGAAACAGACTTTCCCTTCTTTCTGCCTCACCAACTAATCAAAAAGATACTGGAAGTGCACCATATATTGGTATTGCAAAGTTAGGTAAAGGTGACCCTGCAAACTGGTTATACAGTTATGAGGGTATCTCTAGTCCCATACAACCCCTACAGGAGGCGGTTTACGGTGTAGGTACTGTAAGTGCTTCACCTTCTATAGACGGAACTGTACGTGCAGTTCCACTCGCTGTCATGGCGAATGGACAGATATATCCTTCTCTCGCACTAGAAACATTGAGAGTTATGAATGGTCAACAGTCCTACAATATAAAGATTACGCCTGAGGTTGGTGTAGAATGGGTTAGGATAGGTAGACTACCACCATTAACAGTACAACCTAATGCAGACTTTAATATTGCATTTTGGAATCAGTTTGAACGTGTCAGTGCAGTGGACAAAATCCCTGCAGATAAAATCCTTATATGGGGTCTGACTGCTTCAGGTCTGAGTAATCCAGTTTCAACCCCAATGGGTGCAATGTATCCCCATGAAGTACAAGCGAATTTAATTCAGACCGTCTTGACAGGATTCCAAATACAACGATTCTACTATCTTGAATTTCTTGAAATTTTTCTTGTTCTGTTTTCGTCTCTAGTAATACTGGCAATGGTCTACAGACTTCCCACAGTTCTTTCGGGGATAGGGAGTCTAAGTGTCGTTGGATTGCAGGCGTATACGGGGTATTACGTTTGGATTGAGAACTTGATTTTGCTCGATGTCTTTTACTCATCAGTTGCCTCATTGTTAGTTTTTGGTCACGCATCTTTCAACAAATACTTCACTACGTATCAATTGAAAGAACAAATAAAGAAACAGTTCCAAAAATATTTATCGCCTGACATGGTTGAAGAACTACAGAAAAATCCTGAACTATTGAAATTAGGTGGAGATAGAAAGGAACTTTCCTTCCTTTTTGCCGACATTGTTGGCTTCACTCCCATAAGCGAAAAGTATATGAAAGAAGATGACCCCGAAGGATTGGTTGAACTTATCAACAAATTCCTAGACGCAATGTCAAAAGTCGTTCTTGCACATGGCGGAACCATCGACAAATATATGGGCGATTGTTTGATGGCATTTTGGAATGCCCCTTTGGATTGTCCAAACCACGCTGAAATGGCGGTTAGAAGTGCTATGGAAATTGAACTGCTTACTGAACAAATGAACAAGGAACTCAAAGAACAGGGATATGATTTACCACCCGTTGTAATTGGCACAGGAATAAATACTGGCCCATGCATCGTAGGAAACATGGGAAGTGAGGCAAGATTCGATTATTCAGTTGTCGGTGATGCAGTTAATCTAGGTGCACGTCTTGAAGTTCAAACAAGAACATTTGATACACCTATTATCCTTTCACAATACACACTTGACCAATTGCCTGACGATATCAAAGTAAAAGAACTTGATAAAATAACTGTAAAAGGTAAAGAAGAACCTGTTACCATTTACGCACCATACTTTAAACGCACAATTAGAAAACTAAAGAAATGACATTCAAAGAAGTCCAAGACAAATTATATCAAAAAGAAATGACAGTAGAATATCAATCATTAACTTCAAACAAAATACACACCCTTGCCTGCACTGTAGAAAAAAAGTTTCAGACTATGGGAGATAAGATTGTAGTTATGGGCATACACGAACCTACATATCATGATATTGAAATAAATACAATTATTTCAATAAAACCCCTTGAAAAATTATAATTCAGCATTATATAATGTATAAATACTTTTGCAATGCCCATTAGGGGTTGCATAATATAAACTTGCTTAATAAAGGAGAAAACTATGACTATCTATGACGATGTCTTCGGGAAATCATTCCCATTCGCAATCGGGTTCGACAGAACTCTTCAACTATTAAATCGTGCAGAAAACATGCATGATTCAACAAACTACCCGCCATACAACATTATAAAAAATGACGATGAGGACTTTTCAGTTCAACTTGCAGTTGCTGGTTTTGACAAGACGGAAATCTCTGTTACTAAAGAGAAGAACCAACTTATCATTGAGGGTAAAAAGGAAGCAGACGAGGAAATAGAGTATGTCCATAAAGGACTTGCTACTCGTTCATTCAAAAGAAGTTTCACTTTAGCAGACGATATTGTAATTGATTCTGCTTGGTGTGATAACGGTATTTTGAGTGTTCAGTTGATTAGGGAAATACCCGAAGAAGACAAACCTCAAGAAATCAAAATTTCTTAAAAACCCACTATACAGACATACGCTTGTTTAGTATAATAGGTGTATGTCTGTAATTCTATCTAAAGAAGATTCTCTTTACGCCTCGCAAATCTATATAGATTTCTATAATGGGTTTGACCGTATTGACGATTATCTACGTAAAATCAAATTAGAACGTGTTGCTAATCTACCAACGTCATTGCCTGGCATGGGGCCAGAAGATGATATGTTTAGTGACTTCACAATGCACCCTCATGACATGGAATTTGAATGTAGAGTCTTATCAAATGACCTATATGATAACTACCTAGAAATCACCACGTCTCATGCTTTAGAGAAGTCAATTCCTGGCAAGACATTGAAGTGGGTTGTGTATGAAAAAAACACAAACAAGATTATGGGTTTTATTAGATTCGGTTCACCAACAATTAATTCTAAACCTAGAAATGTTATGTTAGGTAAACCTTTAGATACTATGTGTAAAGATACAATGAAGAGGTTCAATGATTCGGTTATTATGGGATTCACCATTGTCCCTACTCAACCATTTGGATATAATTATCTTGGTGGTAAGTTACTTGCAGCTATATGTTGTTCACACCATGCTAGAAGAACATTAAACAAAAAATACAATACAAAATTTTGTGGTTTTGAAACAACTTCTTTATACGGTTCGTCAAAGACTTCTTCACAGTATGACGGTATGAAACCTTTCTTAAGATTTAAAGGATTGACCGTATCAGATTTTGTGCCTTCTATTAATGACCAAAACTATAGAGACTTGAAGTATTGGTTTGAAACTAAAAATGACGGTAAACCATTAGTTCATGATGACGCTTCGTCAAGAAAAATGAAGACTATTCAGAAACAAATTTCTATGATAAAGAACTCACTAAATATACACGACAAAGAAAAGTTAAAAGAATTCAATCAAGCATTTGAAAATGCAAAAGGTCTAACGGAACAGAAGAGACAATACTTTTCAAATTATGGTTATGAGAATGTAGTGGATTATTTAAATCTAGAAACAGACGAATTAAAGAAAGCACCCAACTATGATAGATACGAGTTAGAAGGTGTAGTTGACTGGTGGAAAAAACTTGCTGGTAAAAGATATGACAAACTTAAATCCGAAAACAGACTCAGAACTGAACTAGAAACATGGAATGTTAATGCAGAAAACATTGACATTATCCGATAAGTTAAGCGGAGATAGTGTAATAGCAACACGCTGTGGTTCCACCACAGAGACGATAGTGCAATCCTATCTCTCCGCTCCAGTTTCAATATGAGTAGAAACATACCAACACAGGCAGTTGACCAATATGATTTCCTAGAACACAGAAGGAAACAAGAAGAAAAACATTGGAATAAAAAAAGTAATGAACTCAAACCTCTTGACTCGATTCTTACAGTTGAAATTAATACTACTGAGTTGTGCAACAGGACATGTGTCTTTTGTCCAAGACATGACCCAACAGTATTTCCCAACAGGAATCTCCATCTTACGATTAAAGGTGCTAGAACCATTGCAGAAGAATTAGGAGAAAATCAGTATTCAGGTAAAATATCATTCAGTGGGTTCGGAGAAAATTTATTGAATCCAAACTTTGTAGAGATAGTTAAAGAGTTTAGATTTAATTTACCAATGGCAACAATTGAATGTAATACAAATGGAGACAAACTTACAGAAAAGTATGTTGAAAGATTGTATAAAGCAGGACTAGATTTACTGTACATAAATTTGTATGACGGTATAGAACAAATGACACACTTTGAAAAAATGCTAAAGAATGTCAGAGAAGATATGTATAAATTTAGAATGCATTGGGGAGACTTTGAGAAACATGGATTGATTCTCAATAACCGTAGTGGGGTAATTGACTGGGTTGGGATAGAAGAAACAGACATTACTTCTTTGAAAGGCAAACCTTGTCATTACCCCTTCTACAAAATGTTTGTTGATTGGAACGGTGATGTTCTATTTTGTTCAAACGATTGGGGGAGAGAACATGTTGTAGGTAACTTGCTACAGTCAACATTACATGACGTTTGGTTCAGTAAACCTATGACAAAGATTCGTAAAAGATTAATGAAAGGTGATAGAAGTCAATCACCTTGTAATAAATGCAGTGTAGACGGTTCACTGTTCGGCAAACCGTCTTTTGATTTGGTAAAAGAATATTATGAAAGTAGCAATAACAGGAAGTAGTGGTCTAGCAAAGACAATTAAAGACACACTAGAAGCAACACCATTTAAAGGTGATACTATAGAAGTACATACACCACGTATGGAAGATATCACAATGAATGGTATGAACTGGTGGGGTTGGGCTAATGTTGACGTTTTGATTAATTTTGCACATGACGAATTTGAACAAACAAAGATACTTCAATACGCACATGATTCTTGGGTAGATAAAGGAAACAAATATATTATTAATTTTTCTTCAAGAGCTGCTCAACCAAACATATCAAAAGGTTATCTCTATTCAGCTGCTAAAGCGTCTCTCAATCATTTAGCAAATAACCTACAATACAACTCAGATAAAAAATACAAAATGACAACTTTAAATCTAGGTCTTCTTAATTCACCTATGCCTAGTATCTCACGTCAAGAAGTTGCTGGACTGGTTTATAAGTTGATTACAAGTTATCCTGAAATAGAAATAGCAGACATGACAATTCAAGCACACCATAATTATAAAGGTGTACAGGAAATGAAGTCATTTCAAAAAGGAGAATTGCATTGAGTAACAGACCACATTTAATTGGTGAAATGTATAGAGTAGTAGAGAATCCTAATCAAAGGGACGAAGAACACTATGCTATAGAAATTATAAAGGGTGAATTCAAAGACACCGTTTATCAATATGGAAAGGTGGAATTCGTAGAAGGAAAACCTGAACTAAATTTTCAGAGAACTATTAGAAGAGTTCCCGAAGGTATGGACTTGTCAGATTTAGAAAAAGACAATGACCTAAATAACCTCATGGGAGATATTCTAGTAGAACTCCTAGAAGAACAAGTCGCAAGAAGCGAGGAGAAAAAATGAACGTAGAAAGATGTAAAGAAGCGATTAAGAGGCACGAAGGTGAAGTGCTAGAAATTTATATTGACTCATTGGGATTTAAAACTCTCGGTGTTGGACATTTATGTCAACCCGAAGACCCTGAGTACGATTGGGAAGTTGGTACTGCAGTTTCGCAAGAAGTTGTAGACGCATACTATGACTCAGACTTTGATAAACATATGGACGAAACAGTTCATGTTATCGGAGAAGACGTTTGGTACGATTTGCCAGGCGACATTAGAGAAGTCTTGGTTAACATGTGTTTCAACTTAGGTGGAACTAGACTGGGTAAATTCAAGAATATGTTGAATGCAGTTGAAGACCATGATTGGGAAAGAATGGCTGTTGAAATGGAAGATAGTCGTTGGTTTAAACAAGTAGGACGCAGGAGTGTAGAACTACAAGAAACAGTTAGGAATGTATGATTGATTTTCACGACAAAGTATTAAATGCGATTGTGCAACAAGCAGACGCAATGATTTCAAAACACAAAATTAATGTTGAGGTATTAACAAAGAATGCAAGTGGTGTTGCAGAACACCCTGACTTAATGAAGACAGTGGAAGATGAGTTATCTCAAATAGCACACTGGAAGGATATTAAGGACGTTGCAATCAATAACTTTGATTTTCATTCTAAAAAGAATCTTGTAGAATAGAACAAACTGTAGTATAATTACAGTATGGATTTTTACACTAATGTAGCACGCACACGAGACAAGATATTAGTAACAGGTTATCAAGGCAATAAGAAGGTAAAACTTCAAGTTGCCTATCGACCTAATCACTACGTCAAATCTAAGAAAGGACAAACCGCTTATAGGTCTTTAGACGGACAACCACTTGAGGTTGTGAATCTAAATTCTATGGGTGGTGCACGTAAGTTCAGAGAACAATATGAACAAGTGGAAGGATTTGATATCCACGGTTATGACCGTTATGTCTACACTTATATTGCAGATAAGTTTCAAGGTACAATAGAACCTAATACCAAACTCATTCGTGTCGCCTCACTTGATATTGAGTGTGAGTGTGAAGAAGGGTTTCCTGACCCTATGGAAGCGAAAGAGAAAGTCAACGCAATCACAATCAAACCATTCGGTAAGAACTCAGTTACATTTGGAATCGGCCCATGGGACGCACCTGACAATGTTGACTATGTCGATTGTCAAGATGAAGCATTCTTACTAGAAGCATTTATAAAGTATTGGGACAAACAATCATTTGATATCATAACTGGTTGGAATGTAAACTCATTTGATATTACATATCTTTGTAATCGTATTGATAGATTATTTGGTGACGGGTATCACAAAAAACTTTCGCCTTGGAGAATGTCAGACGTAAGAGAATTCACTCAGTATGGATATCAAAAGAATCAAGTATACAATCTCTATGGTGTGAATGTTCTTGACTATCTTGAACTGTATAGAAAAAATACATTTATCAAACAAGAGAGTTACAAACTTGACCACATAGCACAAGTTGAACTGGGTAAAGGAAAACTAGATTATTCAGAGTACGGTTCTTTACACACATTATACAGAACTAATTATCCGTTGTTCTTAGAATACAATGTCCGTGACGTAGAACTGATTGAAGAACTGGAAGACAAACTTGGTTTCATTGAGTTGATTCAATCAATGGCGTATACTGCTAAGTGTAATTATGCAGACACATTTGGAATGGTGAAATATTGGGAAACCATTATTTACAACTTCCTCAAGGAACAAGGAATCCAAACACCACCACAGAAATTACGTGGACAAGAAAAGACCAATAAGATTGAGGGTGCTTACGTAAAAGAACCATTGGTTGGCGGTCATGACTGGGTTGTAAGTTTCGACTTGAACTCATTGTATCCACATATTATTATGCAGTATAATATCTCGCCTGAAAAAATGATTAGGGGTAAGGTAGATACTTCTGTAGAAAAATTACTTACTGGTAAACAGACAATCAAAGGTGATTATGCTGTAACACCAAACGGTGCACAATTCAAAAAAGACAAACAAGGTTTTCTTCCTGAACTCATGGAACAATTCTATGACGAAAGAAAGTTATGGAAGAAGAAAATGATTGGATATCAAATTGAACTGGAAAGTGTTTCGGATAAGAAACAACGTACAGTTTTAGAAACAAAAATCAAACGTGCGTATAACAACCAACAAGTTCGTAAGATTGCATTGAACAGTGCTTATGGTGCTCTTGCTAATCAGTGGTTTGCATTCTTTTCTGTAGACCTTGCAGAAGCAATTACGACTTCGGGTCAGTTGATTATTCAGTGGGGTGAGAAAACAATCAATGATTGGTTGAATCAAGTTCTCAAGACAGAAGACAAAGACTATGTGATTGCAATCGATACTGATTCATTGTATATCACTCTTGACGATTTAGTGAAACAAGTCTTTCCCGAAGATACACCGAAGGCAAAAATTATTGACTTCATTAATACTATCTCAGAAGATACTATTGAACCTGTACTTGCAAAAGGATATGATAAACTTGCAAAAGATACAAATGCATTCCAACAGAAAATGCAAATGGGTCGTGAGGTAATTGCAGACAGAGGTATTTGGACTGCTAAGAAGAGATACATTCTTAACGTACATGATAACGAAGGAGTCAGACTCAGAGAACCTAAACTGAAAATGATGGGCATAGAAACTGCAAAGTCTTCTACACCACAATGGGTTAGAGGTAAACTTACAGACGCATTTAATGTTGTCATGAATGGAACAGAACAAGACCTATGGGAGTTTGTAGAAAAAGCACGAAGAGACTTTAGAACGCTACCGCCTGAGGACGTTGCATTCCCTAGAGGTTGCCGTGGTCTCAGACAATACTCAGATAGAACAACTATCTACAGTAAAGGAACACCAATACATGTGAGAGGTGCATTGTTATACAATCATTTACTTACACAGAAGAATCTTGACATGAGATACGAAGTAATCAAAGAAGCAGAACAATTACATTTCTCATATTTGACTACACCGAATCCTATCAATGAGAATGTGATATCTTTCATTGGAGCGTTACCAAAAGAATTTGACCTGCATAGATTTATTGACCATGACAAACAGTTTGATAAAGCATTTGTTGAACCACTAAAAGCAGTCATTGGACTAGTAGGTTGGAATCCTGAACCAGTTGCAAGTTTAGATAGTTTCTTTACATAATAAATAGACCCTTTTCATAAATAAAGGGTATGTATGAATATAGAGCAAAAATTTTAAAAGTCATAGATGGTGACACTGTTGATGTGGATATCGACCTAGGTTTTGGCGTAGTCTTAACAGACGAAAGAGTCAGAATGATGGGCATCGATACACCCGAAAGCCGTACTAGAGATAAAGTTGAAAAAACTTTTGGTAAAGCTTCAAAGGCACGTCTGATTGAAATTTTAGGCAAAGAAACTATATTACAAACGCAAATTAATAGAAATGGCGAAGATATGAAGGGGAAGTTCGGTAGAATATTAGGTGACTTCCAAATTGAAATTGACGGTGAAACTAAACTTGCTACCCAAGTATTAGTAGAAGAGGGACATGCAGTTCCTTATTTTGGTGGTTCAAAAGAAGAGATTCGAGAACAACATATGATTAATAGAAAAAGATTAATTGACGAAGAAGTTGTAATAATGTCTTATGATAAAGCAGGAGTTCAATAATGTTAATTGAGTGGATGGACGTATTTTATATAACCATGATAGGTATAATATTTGCATTCATAATTCACATTGAAACAGAACTCCATACGATTAAGACTATGATTGAAGAAGTCATAAAGTTTGATGAGTCTAAAAGAATTAAAAACGGTAACGGGCATAAAAAAGATTAGAAAACCCCTTACAGAAATTTATTATACATAGTATAATAGGTATACATTATGGAGAAGTGTTATGTCATTTATTAAAGACTTAGTAAAGTCCACTGGGAACGAATACGCTAGTGTTGTTTCCGATGGCGTGGCTGCTGGAGACGTTGACTCGTTTATTGATACGGGTTCTTATATCTTCAACGCCTTATTGAGTGGTTCACTAAAAGGTGGATTACCTAAAAACAAAATCACTGCACTTGCAGGTGAGTCTGCCACTGGTAAGACTTTCTTTGCATTGGGTATGGTCAAACAATTCTTGGAAGACCACCCTGAAGCTGCTGTGATTTACTTTGAATCAGAATCTGCACTAACGAAAGATATGATTGAGGAAAGAGGAATCGATTCCAATCGTATAGTTATCGTGCCTGTAGTGACGGTTCAAGAATTCAGAAACCAATCGCTGAATATACTTGATAAGTATCTTGAGACAGAAGAGTCAGAACGTCCACCTATGATGTTTGTACTTGATTCTCTTGGTATGCTATCAACTACTAAAGAGATTGAAGATACTGCAGAAGGAAAAGAGACAAGAGATATGACTCGAGCACAAATTACTAAGGGTGCATTCAGAGTTCTAACTCTTAAACTTGGACGTGCAAAAGTGCCAATGATTGTAACCAATCACACTTATGACGTTATAGGTTCCATGTTCCCACAAAAAGAAATGGGTGGTGGTTCAGGTCTTAAGTATGCGGCCTCTTCAATTATATTCTTGTCAAAAAGGAAAGAGAAGGACGGTACAGAAATCATTGGTAATATCATTCATTGTAAGAATGCTAAATCAAGATTGACTGTGGAAAACAGAATGGTAGATGTCAGACTTACATATGATAAAGGTCTTGATAGATACTATGGGTTACTTGACCTTGCACTTGCCTTTGACGTATTCAAAAAACAAGGAACGAGAGTTCTTTTACCAACAGGTAAAACAGAATACGGTAAGACAATCAATAACAATCCTGAAAAGTATTTTACAGAAGACGTTATGGATAAATTAGAAGAAGTAGTTAATGAGTATTTTAAGTATGGAAAATCAAGCGAGACTGGAACAGACGATTCTCAAGAATCTAGTTCTTAACGAAACATTTAGTAGAAAAGTATTACCCTACATTAAGGGTTCGTATTTCACTGAGATGGACGAAAGGACTGTCTTCTCAGAGATATCTGATTACTTTTTAAAGTTCAACCAGCCCCCTACAACTGAGGCACTTCTCATAAATCTAGATAGTAATGAAGAGTTATCTGATAACATTCTAGGTTCAGCAAAATCAGTTGTAGCGGGGTTCGGTTCTTTTGAGGAAGATACTCCTGTAGAATGGTTGACGGAAGAAACTGAGAAGTGGTGCCAAGACAGAGCAATCTATCTTGCACTTATGGACAGTATTGAAGTCGTAGACAAAAAGTCTCAAAGGTCTACAGGTGAGATTCCTGAATTATTGAAAGACGCCTTATCAGTTACATTTGACGCAAACGTAGGTCATAATGTATTAGAAGACTCGGAGAAAAGATTTGAGTTTTATACTACAGAAGAAGAGAAGATACCATTTGATTTGGAATACTTCAACAAAGTGACTAAGGGTGGATTACCAAACAAAACTTTGAACATTTGTCTCGCAGGAACAGGTGTTGGTAAATCACTATTCATGTGTCACTGTGCTTCTGCTCACTTACTTATGGGTAAGAATGTATTGTACATTACCATGGAAATGGCAGAAGAAAGAATCGCAGAAAGAATCGATTCAAACATTATGAATGTACCAATCAAAGAACTGCCTGATATGTCTAAGTCAATGTATGGTAAGAAGATTGAAAAACTAAAAGACAAAACAAAAGGTAGAGTATTCATTAAAGAATATCCTACAGCAGCTGCTCATGTTGGACACTTTAGACACTTACTACAAGAACTAGAACTCAAGAAAGATTTTAAACCCGATATAATCTATATCGATTATCTAAACATATGTGGGTCATTACGTATCAGACCTGGCGCTGGTGCAAACTCTTACACATTGGTCAAGAGTATTGCTGAAGAAATGCGTGGTCTTGCGGTTGAATATGACGTGCCCATTATGAGTGCAACACAAACTACAAGAAGTGGTTTTGGTTCTACCGATATTGGTTTAGAAGATACCTCAGAATCATTTGGATTACCTGCAACAGCAGACTTTATGTTTGCTTTGATTACGTCTGAGGAACTAGAAGAGTTAGACCAAATGGTGGTCAAACAATTGAAAAACAGATACAACGACCCTACAGTATTCAAAAGATTTGTTTTGGGTGTTGATAGAAGTCGTATGAAATTCTATGACTGTGAACAAGAAGCACAGGAAGAACTCGTTGATAGTGCAATTGCACAGGAAGACGACACGCCTGTAATGGACAGAAATGAGAAATTCAAGGACTTTAAAATATAAAAATACCTAAATAGTAAGACAGTATGGTATTATTATGGCAAAGAATTTGAAATCGCAAGAAGTTCTAGACTTACTACAACAGAAAGTTAGTTTGAAAAAGGAATTAAGACTTGCAAGAAAACAAAAAGACTCTAATGAGGTGCAACGCCTCAATGGTGCCATATCTTCTATTGACAAACACCTTAGTTCGACACCATTACAGAAATCATAAATAGTAGACAAACACTTCAAAAGGTGGTAGCCTACTATTATGGCAGTTAAAAATTTACATTTAGAACATTTAGAAGACGAGATTATCAATAATGGTATTGATGGTGGACGTTCTGCTATCTATTTCCTTATGGAACTACGCAAAATGCTCAAGGGTAATAGTAGTTCACGTGTTAACATGACTGTCAAATGGGACGGTGCACCTGCTATATGGGCAGGGCCTCACCCCGAATCAGGTGAGTTCTTTGTTGCAAAGAAATCTTTATTCACCCAAAAACAATTACACTATAAATCAGAACAAGAAATCAAAGACGCACCTGAACTTACAGGTGACCTAGAAGAAAAATTCCTTACTTCATTTAGATATCTTTCAAAAGTAGGCATGAAAGAAATCCTACAAGGTGATTTAATGTATACTAATGATAAAGGTTCTACTAAATTTGATGACGGTAAGTACATTACATTCCAACCTAATACAATTCTATACGCAGTCAAAGAAGATTCAGACTTAGGTAAAAGGATTAAGAAATCAAAAATGGGTATCGTATTTCATACCACATACAGTGGTTCTACCATAGAAGGATTAGGTGCTAAATTTGGTGCAAATATAAGTGGACTAAAACAAGGTGACGTTTGGATAGATGACGCAACATATAAAGACGTTAGTGGTACAGGTTCAATGACTGCTAAAGAAGCAATGCATTTATCTAAGATACTAACCGCAACAGGTAAAGCATTCCATGGAATCAAGAAAAATGATTTAACTAAGTTCCAAAAAGTTATGGCAACTATGGAATCAAAAGGTGCTTCGGGGGCAACATATAAAACATATGCTAACTCACTTATACGTACAGGTGGTAAATTCAAACCAAACTCTCAAGACTACATAAACTATGTTGGTAAATATTGGGAAGAAAAAATAGTTGCAAAAGTAAAACAAGAAAAGACTAAGAATATCAAAAGAGAGATTGGACAAGATTTAATTAAAGAATTAAATGGATTAAGAAAAATGATTGATAATCTTACTGCTTTCCAATCATATTTGGTAGAAGGTAAAATGTTAATTATCAATTGTCTTAACAGAGTTAAGGGTATAGGAACATTCAAGAAAACAAACAAGGGATTTGAAGTAGTAAATCCCGAAGGTTACGTAGCAATCGATAAAGAAGGTGGTGCTGTTAAACTGGTAGACCGTATGGAATTTGCCTATAATAACTTCACTGCACAAAAGAATTGGGATAAATAGAAGTATGTATGACGATTTAATAATAGAAGACGCAGAATACCAAGGTAAGAAGGTCAAACTGAATGACCCTATCAGAAACCCTAGTGGTAGTAAAAAGAAGTTCAAGGTCTACGTTAAGAACGATAAAGATAATGTCGTTAAGGTTGAGTTTGGTGACCCTAATATGGAAATCAAACGTGACGACCCCAAGAGATTAAAAGCATATCGTGCTAGAATGAACTGTGATACAGACCCAGGCCCAAAATGGAAAGCAAACTATTGGTCTTGTTGGCAATGGAGAGCAAACGCACCAGTAGATGACGATGTCAAATATGACTTTGAATATTTCTTAGGTGAAGTAGTATCAATGAAAACTAGACTGAAAATGAAACAGGCATTCAAGAAGAACAAAGCAAAGATACTAAGAGCAAGAAAGAAAGCTGCTAAGAAACCACAACTACAGAAAGGTCAGATAGAAAAGAAAGCAGAATTACAGGCACGTAAAGCAATAGAAAAGAAAATTCTTAAAGGTAAATCCAAGAAAGATTTAGGTGTTGGTGCAAAAGCAGCCCTTGAAAAACAAATGGCGAAGAAACAAAAAGCAATCAAGAAGATTGCTATGAAGATACGTAAAGACGTAATCGCAAAAGAGAAAGCAAAAATCAAAAAGAAACTTGGGGGTGTGAATGAAGAGTTTGCATTACCAAAATATCCAGCACAAACTGATATCAAATTTAAAGAGGATGATTGGGTAATTGGTGACCCTGAAAAGGGATATGAGTATGACACCTCTAAGACTGGTGACCAAAACATGGAAATCATGAATGACTTGGTGGATAAAGAAAGGGAGACAATGAAGTGAAATCTTTTAGGTCATTTAACGAGGCAAAAGAAAAGGGTGCTACATTTACATTTGGTAGATTCAATCCACCCACCACTGGTCACGCAAAACTAGTCAAGAAGTTGGAACAATCTTCCAAAGGTGGTTATGTGCCTTTAATTTACACTTCACATTCAAGTGACCCTAAAAAGAATCCTCTTAGTTACAAACAAAAAATTACATACCTCAAGAAGTTCTTTCCTAAGATTGGTGTTATCAATACACCTGCACGAACTATCTTTGAAATTGTAGTAGACCTACACAACAAAGGATATACGAATGTACGTATGGTTGTAGGTTCAGATAGAGTCAAAGAGTTTGATATGCTTGTTAAGAAGTATAACGGAAAAAAAGGAAGACACGGTTTCTACAAATTCAATTCAATCGACATTATATCTGCTGGTGAACGTGACCCTGACGCAGATGACGTATCAGGAATGAGTGCAAGTAAAATGAGAGCACTTGCTGGTGAAGGAGACTTTGACGCATTCCAAGAAGGTGTTCCAAGTAAAAACAAAAGATTGGCACAGTCATTATATAAAGACGTTAGAACTGGTATGGGTATCAAAGAAGAAACTATACCTTGGTATATCAGAGAAGATTTGATTATGGAAGGTGTTTATGACCAAGGAATATTCAAAGCAGTATTTCTTATGGGTGGGCCAGGCAGTGGTAAATCCACAGTTGTAGATAGACTTGCACTAAAACCACTAGGTTTAAAACTTGTAAACACGGACAAAGCATTTGAAGTGGGACTAAAGAAAGCAGGTTTGGGACTTGACTTAAGAGGTGCAGACTTCTCTAAAGTTGACCCTGTACGTGCGAAAGCAAAGAAGATTACAGGTATGAATCTAGATAATTATATTGAAGGAAGACTAGGACTTATATTTGATACCACAGCTGCTAAGTCAAGCAAGATTGCAAACTATAAAAAGATGTTAGACAAACTAGGATACGATTATAAAATGGTATTCGTAAATACTTCTTTAGATAACGCACAAGCAAGAAACGATATGAGAGCAAGAAAACTACCACCTGAAATAGTAAAGGGTGATTGGGACGCCTCACAAAAAAATGCAAGTAAATTTAGAGCAATGTTCAAGAAAGATTTTGTAGAGATAACAAATAATGATGATGTTAAATCATTAGAAAAGAAAGCAGACCAGTTGTATAGTAAACTACTGACATGGACAAGTAAGTTCCCTAGTAACAAAATGGCAATGGCATGGAGAGAACAAGAACTTCTTAAAAAGAAGTCTAAATAAACATATGAGAGTAACAAAAACTTACAAACAATCTGAATGGTTAGTAGAAGGCCCCGAAGAAGCAGCCTCTCTTAAAGCAGACCAAGCACGTGAAGTTGAAGATTTAAAACGAAGACACGAAGACGAAGTTGAAAATTTAAAACTGAAACACGAAAGAGAGTCGGAAAGACAATCAAAAAAAGACGAAGCAGAAGCTGAAAGAGAATCACAACAAGAAGATACTTTACCTGATATCGAAGATTCAAAATATTTACAAGACGCTGTTGACGAAGGTAAGTTAGTTAGTAGTGTAGACAATGTACTTGATATTATTGTTAAAAAACTTAAATCTGAAATGGGTAAAAGATATAAGAAAGATGCAAAAGACGGAATAACATTTATTAGTTCTATAGCAAAAATGGTAGGAATTGTAGTATCTGATAAGAAACAAGGGAAAAACAGATTGTTCTTAAAACAAGGTGATGAATTAGAAGAAGGACTTTGGGACAATATCAGAAAGAAAAGAGCTCGTGGTGAAAAGATGAGAAAGAAGGGTGAAAAAGGAGCTCCAA